CCGGACCTCTGCTACCACCACCGTGAGGCGAACCCGGGTCACGACCTGACGAAGCTCGACGAGCGGATCAAGGCGGTCGCGGAGGCTCGGGGTGGTGTCGGCGAGTACGCGCCGGGACAGTTCGAGTCGATCGCGCGCCAGTGGGACCGGCCGAAGGCCGACAAGTCGTACCTGAACCGGGTGTGGCTGAACCAGTGGGTGTCCGCTGAGGCACAGGCGTTCGACGTGAAGCGCTGGGGGGATCTCGCCCGTCCCGGGCGCATCCCGGCCGGCGAGCTCGTCACCGTCGGGTTCGACGGCGCCCGGTTCCGGGACTCCACGGCGTTCGTCATCACCGACGTGGTCACCGGCACCCAAGAGCTCGCGGCGATCTGGCAGCGGCCCCTGGACGTGTCCGATGAGGACGGGTGGGAGATCCCGGAGCGCGAGGTCACGGAGGCGTGGTGCGCGATCAAGGCCCGGTTCCAGGTGTGGAAGCTGTACGGCGACCCGCCGCACTGGACCGAGACGATGGGCACGTGGGCCGGTGAGGACCCGGACGTCGTCGAGGAGTGGTGGACGAACCGCCCCCGCCCGATGGCGAGCGCCGTCCGGGAGTACCGGGAGGCGATGGGCGCCGGCCAGGTTGGCTGGTCCGAGGACGATCCGCTCGGCGAGGAGTTCGACACCCACGTCGGCAACGCGGGCCGCGCCTACATCAACGCGTGGGCGGACGACGGCAGCCAGTTGTTCATCCTGCAGAAGATCCACCCGGATCGGAAGTTCGACGCCGCGATGGCGGCGGTGCTCTCGTGGCAGGCCCGGCTGGAGGCCCTCGCGAAGGGGGCGAAGAAGCGCGAGCCACCACAGGCGCCTCGCCGCTGGAGATGACCTGAGGTGGTGACTCGTGGCGGAAACTGTCGAGGTCGGCGACCGCGGGTCTGACGGATGGCTCCTCGACCAGCTCGGGAGGCAGCTGCTCGCTCAGGGTGGGCAGCAGGATCAGGTGAAGGCCCTGGACGCCTACTTCACGGGCAACCCGCCGCTGCCGGGGTCGGCGCCGAAGGCCCGTGACGCGTACCGGCTGTTCCAGAAGGTGTCTCGGCTGAACCTGGCCGAGGCGATCGTGCTGTCACGGACGAACCGGATGCTCGTGACGGGTTTCCGGACCGGCGCCGACGGCGACGAGGCGGGCGACAAGGCCGCCCGGGACCTGTGGGCCGCGTCCGACCTCGACGTGGGGGCGGCGGACGTCCACCAGGCGATGCTCGCGCACGGACGGGCCTACGTGATCGTGGCCCCGGACGACGACGCGGGCGGGGCGCCGGTGGCGACGTTCGAGGACGCCCGGCAGGTCACCACCTTGAACGACCCGCGCCGCCCGGACCGGGTTCGGGCGGGCCTGAAGGTGTTCCGCGACGAGGCGGAGGGCCTCGACTTCGCGTACCTGTACCTACCTGGCCGTGTCCTGGTGGCGTCGAAGCAGATCCCGGTCGCTGGCGCTGACACGGCGCTGGGTGGGTTCCGCGCGGCGGACTGGACGTGGGAACCGGACCGGTTCGAGAAGTACGGCGAGGGCCTCGGTGACGTCGTCGGCGTGGTGCGGTTCCTCAACCGGGCCGCGATGGGCGAGTTCGAGGCGCACACGGACACCCTCGACCGGATCAACACGATGATCCTGCAGCGTGTCGTGACTGCGGTGATGCAGGCGTTCCGGCAGCGCGCAATCGAGGGGAAGCTCCCAGAGCACGACTCGCGCGGCAACCTGATCGACTACGCCGAGGTGTTCGCGTCCGGCCCCGATGCTCTGTGGGAGCTCGGGGAGGGCGCGAAGATCTGGGAGTCGGCGGCGCTGGACCTCACCCCCATGTTGTCGTCGGTCAAGGACGACATCATGCAGCTGGCGGCGGCCACGCAGACCCCCATGCACATGTTCACGCCCGACGCCGCTGCTGGGTCAGCGGAGGGCGCCTCCCTGATGCGCGAAGGCGTCGTGGCCACCACGAAGGACCGGATCAACCGGGCCACGTCGGGGTGGCGGCGGGTCATGTCGCTGATGTTCCGGATGGCCGGCGACGAGCAGCGCGCGAACCTGGCGGAGTTGGCTCCGATCTGGGCGCCGCCCGAGCAGTGGTCGATGGCCGAGCGCGCTGACGCGTCGTCGAAGGCGAAGGACGTGCCCTGGCGGTCGCGGATGCTGCACATCTGGGGCTTCCCGTCAGACCTGGTAGACCGGATGGAGACGGAGCGGGCGACGGACGCGTTCCTTGAGCAGGCGCTCGTCGCTGCCGCTTCACCGCCGCCATCCGCGGCCTCCGCGACGACGGCGCCTGCTGCTGAGCCGGTGGGTAGCGGTGGCGGGGCCTGACCGGCGGCTCATCCTCGCCGCGGTGGACGCTGAGGCGGCGTTGCAGGCGCGGATCGGGAAGACGGTCCTTGACCTGCTCGCCGATCTGCTGAGGCGGACGCTGCGCGCGGGCGTCCCGCGGGAGCAGATCGCGCGTGACGCGGCCAGGGTGGTCACCGTCGGCCGGCGGCAGGCGTTCGGTGGTGCGGACGTGTACATGCGTCGCGCCCTGGACCTGCTCGACGTGCACTCCTCCGGTGGCGCGGGCAGCCCGACGCCGACCCCGCGCGGCATCCCTGCGGTCGAGGAGTGGGTGCGGCCGATCGAGGAGTACCGGCACGCGCGGATCACCGGCCTGGACGCGCTTGAGGCGGAACTGCGGGCGATCACACGGGCTGAGGCGATGGCCGACCTCGACCTGGGGATGGCGCGCCGGGATGCCTACGCGGGGCGTCTCGCGTCTGCGGAGAACGTGACCGGCTGGCGGCGCATCATCCACCCGGAGCGTTCCGAGTCCGGCACGTGCGGCCTGTGTGTGGCCGCTGCTGACCGCCTGTACGGCAAGGGCGACCTGCTGCCGCTGCACGCGCGGTGCAAGTGCACCGTCCTGCCTGCCACGGCCGCGCTCGACCCGGGCCAGACGTTGAACGCCGACGAGATCGCCGCCCTGTACGAGTCGGCCGGGTCTACCGGCCGGCAGTCGCTCGCGAAGGTCCGGTTCGCAGTCCGCGAGCACGGCGAGATCGGCCCCCTGCTGGTGGACGCAGGAGACCGATTCACCGGGCCCGAGGACATCGCGGCCTGACGCACATCTGAGCCACCCGACCCCGTGAGGGGCGCGGGTACTTCGGCACGCCCGGAAGGGGCGGCCGGTCACCATCCCGGAAGGGGAGTCCCCGCATGTCCCGCATGCTCGCCCGCGTCACCCTGCCCGACCACACCCTCACCTCCGCGAATCCGTGGCTCCCGGAAGGGGACGACGGCGCCTCTGGCGGCGGGGGCGGCGACGGACAGCAGGACAACGGCGCCGACCACTGGAAGTCACAGGCGCGCACCTGGGAGTCCCGCGCCAACGCCGACAAGGCGGCACGGGAGAAGGCTGAAGCGGAGCTCGCGAAGGTCCGCAAGGCCAACCAGTCCGCCGAGGAGAAGGCGCTGGAAGCGGCGCGCGACGAGGGGCGAAAGGCCGCTCTCGCGGAGGTCGCCACCGAGCGTGTCGCTACCCGCCTCGAAGCCGTCCTGTCCTCCGACCGGCGCGGTGTCAGCGAGCAGCAGCGGAAGGCGCTTCTCGCCCGGATCAACGTCACCTCGTTCCTCGACGCCGAAGGGCGTCTCGACGACAAGGCGATCACCGAGTGGGCCAACGAAGTGGCCCCCGAGCGGACCCGCGACTTCGGTCAGGGCCGCGACCGCGGCGGCAACGCCAAGACCACCGACATGAGCTCCCTCATCCGCGAGCAGGTCGCGAAGCGGCGGTAGCCGCCCACCACTGCGCGCCGGGACTCTCCCCTTACCGATCACAAGGAGTGATCCGCGATGGCGTACGACAGCCTGACCGATCGGACTGACGCCCAGGCGCTCATCCCCGAAGAGGTCTCCCGCATCATGCTGGGCAAGGCGGTGGAGCAGTCCACCGTCCTCCAGATGTTCCGCCACGTCCCCGTCCGCAGCGCGCAGGTGCGGTTCCCGATCCTGTCCGCGCTGCCCTACGCCTACTGGGTCAGCGGCGACACCGGTCTCAAGCAGACCACCGACGCGGCCTGGACGAACAAGTACCTGAACGTCGAGGAGATCGCGGCGATCCTGCCGATCCCGGACTCGGTCGTGGCCGACACCCAGGAGAACATCTGGGACTCGATCATGCCGCACCTCACGGAGGCGTTCGCGCGTGTCCTCGACGAGGCTGTGTTCTTCGGTGTGAACGCGCCGTCGTCGTTCCCCGACGACATCCTCACCGCGGTCATCGCCGCGTCGAACACGGTCACCGAGGGCTCGCACAACGCCGCGGCCGGCGGGTTCTACGGCGACCTCGACGAGCTGTACGGCCTCGTGGAGGCCGACGGGTTCGAGGTGACGGGCTTCGCGGCGGCGACGTCGGCGAAGTCGAAGCTGCGGGCGGCCCGCAACTCGCAGGGTGACCGTCTCGACGGGAACCGGGTGTCCGGTGACCTGCGGACCCTGGACGGCCTGCCGGTGAGCTACGGCATGAAGGGCCAGTTCCCGGTCGCCACGGTCAGCCAGAGCCCGAGCGACACCGACGGCGTCCGCCTGTTCGGCGGGGACTTCTCGGAGTTCGTCGTCGGCGTCCGGCAGGACATCACGATGAAGGTGCTCACCGAGGCCGTCATCCAGGACAACACGGGCGCGATCGTCTACAACCTCGCCCAGCAGGACATGACGGCAGTGCGGCTCACGTTCCGGGTCGGCTGGCAGGTGTCGAACCGGATCAACTACTCGAACACGAACTCGTCGACCCGGTACCCGGTCGGCGCGATCATCGTGACGGGCACCTGATGGCCGCGCGGAGGACGGCGGCCCCGAAGCCGCCCGAGGACACCAAGGCCGCTGACGAGGCCACCGAGTCCGTCGAGGAGGAGTCGGTCGAGGCCCCCGTCGAGGAGGAGGCCGCCGCCGAGGTCGATCAGGCTGAGGAGGCGGACGTCCCGGCATCCACCGCGCGGGGCGCCTCCCGGCCCCTGCGGTTCGTCACCCCACAGGGTGTCCCCCTGAACATCCAGAGCAAGGGCGAGCCTGCCCGTCAGGTGCAGTCCGGTCTCGGCCGGCCGCTGCGATTCGGAGGTAAGTGATGTCCTCGGCCGCTCCGCTCACGCGGACCTTCCAGTTCGCTGCCCCCGCCGTCGGCACGGCGGGCAACGACGACACCGCCCCCGCGTTCATCGCACCGTTCGCGTGCACGGTGACCGCCGTCGAGTTCGTCGCGAAGTCCACCCTGACGGGTGCAGCGACGAACTACCGCTCGCACTCCCTGGTGAACAAGGGTGCTGCCGGTGCTGGAACGACCGTCGTCGCCACGCTGGCGTACGACTCGACCGGTGTCGTCGCGACCGCGCTCGACGCGAAGGCGCTCACCCTGTCGGCGACCGCTGCGAACCTCGTCCTCGCCGAGGGTGACGTTCTGCAGTGGAAGTCGGACCACACCGCGTCGGGTCTCGCCGACCCGGGCGGAATCGTCCGCGTCACTGTCAGCCGGTCCTGATCGGGGCCGCTGATGTCCGCGTGGGCGACCGTCGAAGACGTGCAGGACATGTACGAGTCGACGGTCCCCGCGCGGACTCAGGCGGTCCTGGACCGGGTGGAGCGGCGGCTCGCCCAGGCGGTCCCGGACATCTCGTCCAGGATCGAGCTCGACCCGGACGAGGACGGCTACCTCGACGTGGACGCCGTAAGGGACGTGGTGGTCGACGCCACCATTCGGCTGTTGCAGAACCCGCGCGGGTTCACGTACGAGCGTGACGGCGACTATGCGGTCGGATACAGCAAGCAGGGGTCGGGCTGGTTCACCGACGAGGAACTCTCCGTCCTGCGCCCGGTCGCGGCCGGCGGACCGCGGACGATCGGTGTATCGCCCGGCCTGACTCCGCCCGCGTCGTGTCCGCCACCTCGGGATTCCACCGCCTGGACGGGTGATCGTCTCGCTGGGTCGCGCGGAGACCTTCCGTGAGCCTGCTCGACAACCCGACCGATGTCCTGCAGGTGTACGTGGAGGTCGACGGCACCGACAGCGACGGCAACGTCGTGAAGGTGCCCGGCGGAACGCCTGTCGAGGTGAAGGGCCGGGTGCAGCCGTTCCGGCCGAACTCGGAGTCGTCGACGGGTGGTCAGGTCACGACGACGACGTATCAGTACATCGGCCGGACGTGGCCGTCCGGCGCGTTCGCTGCCGTGCAGTGGGATGGCCGCTGGTGGGACGTGGACGGTGAGCCGATGTGGTCGCGGGGTTCTGAGGCGACCCGGCACGTGACGGTCCGGTTGAGGGCTCGCGGTCCGCTGGAGGTGTAGTCCGGTGGCGTCGGTAACCGAAAAGCTCGAGCTTCTGGTCGCGGGCATGCCTGGCGTGCGGAATGCGCGTGAGGAGCTCGCGGAGGAGCTGGGCCGGGAGGCGCAGTGGCGTCTCGGGCAGCACCGGGAGACCGGTGACGCGTCGATCGAGGTCGTGCATGACCGGCTCGACTCGTACGTGGTCCTCGATGATGACGCGTCGCTGTCGATCGAGTTCGGTCGTGGTGAGTTCACCCGCCCGGACGGTGTGAAGGTCGGCGCGATGGAGGGCCTGCACATCCTCCGTGACACTGCGGGCGGCTGACCGTGTGGGGTGACGCGCAGGCCGTGTGCCTGGCGTACGCGCGCACGTCGATCCCGGAGGCGCCGGGCGGGTGGCGGGTGCAGTCGGAGTTGCCGGCCGACTGGATCGCACGGTCGGCTACGGGCTTGTTCGTGGTGCGCGTGTCGGGGTCTCCGTCGCCGCTGGACTCCCGCTTCGACTGGCTCGGTCAGGCGATCGATGTGGACGCGTACGTGCCCGCTGACGGTGGCCGCGCCAGCGCGTTGGAGGCGATCCACGCGTTCAAGACCGCCCTCGTCGAGGGCGCGCACGTCACGGGTGCGGGGCGGACGAACTCGCCGCCGGAGATCGTGACCGTCCCGTTCAAGTTCCCCACCACCCCGCCGGGCGTGGCCCGGTACGTAGCGGCGTTCCGCGCCGTGTTCACGGCCTGACCCCCACCTTCTACCCCCTCACCGCCCGGTGCTGGGGGTCGCCCGCATGCCCCCGTTCACCCCCTCGGTCTGAGGAGTTCTCATGTCGCTCGATTCCACGGCGGTCGTCCTCCCGGGCCGCGGCTACATCTTCATCCACAACACGCCCGGTCAGGCGTCCCCGGCGACCACGGTGTCCGCGCTGGACGCGCTGGACCTGGAGGCGGCGACGATCGCGACGACGTGGCGGAACCTGGGCCACACGTCCCGGGAGAACTCCGTCACCCGGTTCCGGGACGGCGGCGACACCACCACGCTCGGTTCGTGGCAGGCGGACTCGCTGTTCGCGTCCACGGAGCCGGTGACGCAGGGCCTCACGTTCAACCCGCTCCAGTTCTCCAACGACGTCCTCCTCGCGTACGAGGGCGGCGGCGACATCACCGCGGAAGACCTGTTCGACCTGCCGGATTCGCCGATCGCGCAGGAGAAGGCCCTGTTCCTGGTGATGGTGTCCGGTTCGACGCGGGTGGGTCTGTACGTGCCGAAGGTGGCGCTGTCGGCGGCGGACGGGTCGGAGGCTGACCCGTCAGCGCTGTACGAGTGGCCGCTGCGCGCGACGTTCCTGAAGATGACGTCCCTGCCGCTGGCGCAGTGGGTCCGGTCCGGGCTCGGTACGCCCGAGTAGTCCTCGCCACCCTCGGCCCGTCTCGTGCGGGCGACGGGCCGAGGGTGCCCGCACCAGCCCGCAGAAGGTGAGGGGTCCGCATGCCCCCGAAGCAGAGCAAGGTCATCACGCAGGACGGCGAGCCGGTCGAGGCGCCGACCACGACGAAGCGGCAGGCGAAAGAGGTCGGCGCGGGTGTCGTGAAGCCCGGCGGGTCACCCGAGGTGGTGCCGTGGCGGCTGACCACCCGCCGCCAGAAGGCCGCTTGGGGTCCGGTCGTGGACTTCTTCAAGGGTGACGACGCGTCCATTACGGGCACGTGGCAGCTGTACTCGGACATCGTGGACGCCATCGTCGCGGTCTCCCTGGTCCCCATCGAGGGGAAGGGGTGGGGCGAGCAGGCGTCCGACGACGACCTGATGACGTTCGCCGGCTGGTACCTCGAAGGGATCAACGAGGCCGAGGGGGAAGCGACGGCCTCGCCGACTTCTTAGACGAGTACGGCGAGGCCATCGAGGCCGACTTCCAGAGGTTCTATCGGGAGGACTCCCGGCACGTCCTTCTCGCCGACGGCGGACCGGGGCGGTTGACGCCCCGCCGGTTCTGGGTGCTCGTGTCTGGGCTCCCGCTGGACGGGGCGTTCGCCGCGCACCTGCGCGCCGCGGCCCGCACGGAGCAGGACGCGACCGGGCAGGAGCCGCCGATGTGGCGGGCCTACTTCGGTCGCACCCCGCTGTGGGAGCTCGTCGCGGACCTGTTCGACCTCACCCACCAGATCGCGGCCGGGAAGAAGCGGATCCAGCCGTACCCACGCGACCCGAAACCGCAGCAGCCGCAACAGCGGGTCCTGCGCATCGACGAGCTCACGGACGACATGTGGGGGTGAGTCGTGGCGGGTCCTGGTGGTGTCGAGGCAGGCAGGGCGCACCTCAAGGTCGCCACCGACACCTCCTCGATCCCCGCGCACGTCCGGAAGGTCGCGGAGGAGATCGAGCGGAAGGTCAAGATCCGCCTCCCTGTCGGGCTTGACCGGGACTCGGTCCGCGAGGAGATCAACCGCTGGGCAGCGCAGATCAAGGAGCAGGCGCGGAAGATCCCGGCCGCGAAGGTTCCGGTCGCGAAGCCGGAGATGGACGAGTGGTCGAAGCGGGTCCGCGCCGACGTCCTGAAGCTGCAGCGATCCATCGACGTCACCCTCCCCGTCACCGCCGAGGCCGAGCAGCTGCGGCGGGACGTCGCGTCGAAGGTCCGCGCCGTCGAGGCCGGCCTGAACGTCGGCGTCCCCGTCGAGCTCGAAGGAGCGGCATCGTTCCGCAGGGAGACCCTCGACATCGTCGCCGAGATCGAGGCGATCGCCAAGGCATCGCACCCGGTCGTGGAGATCGAGACCGACGTCGACCGGGACTCGGCACGGAAGACGGCGACGGCGATCGGCCGCCAAGTGTCGTCGGTGCGGGACCTGACGACGGTGTCCTCTCAGCTGGCCCTGTCCGCGGGTAAGGCTGGTGCCGCGCTGGCGACGTTCGGGCCGCCGCTGATCATCGCGGCCGGTGCTGCCGCTGCCATCGCTCCCGCGCTGCTCACCGCTGTCCCCGCCGTCGCTGGATTGGGTGCGGGGCTGGGCGTGGTCGCTCTGGCGACGCAGGGCATCGGCGACGCGCTGAAGCTGGCGTTCGACCCGGAGAAGACGAAGGAGTACCAGGCGGCGCTGGAGCGGCTGTCACCGGCAGCCCGGGGTGTCGTGACGGCGGTCGTCGCCCTGAAGAAGCCGTTCAAGGACTTGCAGCAGACGGTGCAGGAGACCCTGCTGCAGGGGGTTGGCCCGGCGCTGCAGCGCACCGGAAAGCGGATCATCACATCGCTGACCCCGACGCTCACTCAGGTATCGGAGAAGCTGAACTCGGCCGCGAAGGGCATGCTCCAATTCGTCGGGTCCGGGCGCACATTGAAGCTCGTCGACCAGCTGATCCGCCGATCGACACTGGCCCTGCAACCGTTGGGTGGGGCGTTCAAGTCGGTGACGACCGCCCTGCTGCAGATCGGTGTCGCGGCCGGGCCGGCGCTGAAGATTCTCTCTACGGCCCTCGCCGGGGCGGCGTCCCGTTTCGCGGCGTGGGTCGCGCAGGCGTCGAAGTCCGGGCAGTTGACGAAGCTGATCTCGTCTGCCGCGACCCTGCTCGTCAGGGTCCTCGGGAGCATGGGCCGGTGGATCGGCCAGGTGGTGGGCCTGCTGATCAGCATCGGCCCCGCGGCCGTGGACGTGTTCACCGCAGTGGTCGACGCGGCAGCCGGTCTCCTCGGCTGGTTCCGCAAGCTCGGACCCGTCATCTCGAAGAACAAGGCCATCTTCGCCGCCGCCGGGATCGCCCTGCTCACGCTGGTGTCCCCGGCCTACGCCGTCGTCGCGGCGGTGATCGCGACCATCGTCGCGTTCCAGAAGTTCGGGCCGCAGATCATGGCCGCGATCGAGCCGTTCGTTGCGGGGTTCTCCCAGGCGTGGACGGTCCTCGTGGGCGCGTTCCAGACGGCCCTGCCGATCGTGCAGCAGGCCATCACCTACGTGGTGACGTCGCTGCAGTCCCTCGCCCCGCAGGTGCAGGCCGTCGCGGGCGCGTTCATCAACTTCTTCCGGTCGATGGCGCCGATCGTGCAGCAGATCGTGGCCGTGTTCGTGGAGAAGTGGCCGGAGATCCAGGCCACCGTGAAGTCCGTCTTCGACTCGGTGGTGTCGATCGTCCGGTCGTCCCTGTCGATCGCGGCTACGTACATCCGGACGGTGACGACGGCGATCACGACCCTGTGGAACTCGGGGTTCGGCAAGGTGATCATCGGGATCACGAAGGGCGCCCTGACCCTGGTCCTCGGCGTCATTCGGGGCGCGTTCCAGGTCATCGCTGGCCTGTTCCAGACCGTCGCGTCCGTGCTGAAGGGCGACTGGAAGGGCGCCTGGGACGGGATCAAGCGGATCGTGTCCGGCGCGAAGACCGCGATCGTCGCCGTCGTCAAGGGCATGTGGGAGGGGATCAAGGGGGTCTTCGCGGGCGCGAAGGACTTCCTCTACAACATCGGCCGCGACATCGTCGCTGGCCTCAAGAACGGGATCATCGCCGAGAAGGACCGGGCCGTGCAGGCCGCCAAGGACGTGGCGGCCGGGGTCAAGGACGCCGTCGCCGGGTTCTTGCTGATCAAGTCCCCGTCGAAGGTGATGGTGAAGCTGGGCAAGTGGATCGTCGTTGGTCTCGCGCAGGGCATCACGAAGTCCCGCTCGTCGCTGCAGTCGGCGCTGAAGCAGATCACGAACCTCGTGCTGAAGTCCGGGGACAAGGCCGCGATCCACGCCGTCCGCGCCGTGGACGACGCGCTGCTGCGGCGGGCGAAGGTCCGTGACGCGCTCGTCGGTCGGCTGGAGAGAGCGCAGAAGAAGCTGACCGACCTGCAGAAGCAGGCCCGGGACTACGCCGCGCAGACCAAGGCGAACGTCGTCGAGGGCGCCAACATCACCACCCTCAAGGACGTCTTCGGGCAGACCAGCCTCAAGTCGATCACGGGCGGGCTGCAGGCGGCGGTGTCGAAGGCCCGCACGTTCGCGTCCGTCATCACCCGGCTGAAGACCCTCGGGTTGAAGGGGACGGCGCTGGACCAGCTGATCCAGGCCGGCCCGGAGAACGGGCTCGCGGCGGCGCAGGCGATCCTCGCCGGCGGCCGTGCGGCGATCGCGCAGGTGAACCGGCTGCAGAAGCAGCTGGCGGACGCCGGCGGGCTGGTCGGGAAGATCGGCGCGAAAACCCTGTACGGGTCCGGCATCGAGGCAGCCAAGGGCCTCGTGGACGGCATCAAGGACCGCATCGGCGACATCACCGACGTGATGCGGCGGATCGCCCGGGAGATGGTCCGCACCATCCGCCGCGAGCTCAAGATCAAGTCGCCGTCACGGGTGATGCGCGAGCAGGGCCGCTGGGTGCCACAGGGCCTCGCCCTGGGCATCCGTGACGACGCCGGGTTCGTGACGTCGGCGATGTCCGGGCTGGTGCCTCGGCAGGTCCGTGCCCCCCGGTTCTCTGGGTCTGGCGGCGGCGGGGGCGTGGCTGCGGGCGGGGTGAACCTGTTCCCCGGCGCGACGATCGTCGCGGCGGACCCGAACGAGGCCGCGGACGTGTTCGGCCGGCGCCTGTCGTCGCTCACGTCGGCCGTGAATCTCGCCGTCTGACCCGGGAGGCGTCGCATGCCCATCCGGTTGCAGCTCGGCGACCTCGCGCCGACCCTCCCGTCGCCGGATTCCTGGCCCGGCACTGGGATGGTGTGGGTGGGGGCGGACGGGTCTCGGTGGGACCTGCTGGACCCGGCGACGGGCGTCGTCCTGCGCGGGCAGGGCGGCGGGCTGGAGAAGCCCCGCCATGACCGGTGGACGTCCACCGCGCCGGGCCTGCACGGCTCGCAGCATCGCGGGTCGCGGGTCCGGGAGCGGGATGACGTGACGTGGCAGGTGCACGTCGTGAACCGTGGCGGGGCGGCGGCGTTCGACGGGACGCAGCGGGCATGGCTGCGATCGATGCACCGCGACGTCGAGGGCGTGTGGGAGGTCACCGTCCTGGGCCGGAAGCGGCGGCTGCGGCTGCGGCACGCCGAGGACGAGCCGGACTTCGCCCGCGACCCACTGTCCCGTGCGGGTGCGGGGTATGTGCCGTACCTGCACCGGTTCACGGCGTCTCAGCCGTTCTGGGAGGGCGACGTCGTCTCGCGGGTGTTCAAGGCGGCCGACCCGCACGAGTTCTTCATGCTCGACGAGCAGACCGACGACGGCGTGTTCACCGGCGGCCTGTTCTGGATCGGCGAGTCCGCCACCGTCGACACCGCCTCCCTCACGAACCCTGGTGAGGAGGAGGCGTGGCCGGTGTGGCGGATCAACGGCCCGTGCCTGACCGCCGAGGTGGGCGTGGACGGCCGCGTGGTCGAGGTGCCGTTCGAGCTCGAGGACGGCGAGTGGTTGGAGATCGACACCCGCAAGGACCGGCAGACCGTTCTGGATCAGGACGGCGTGGACCGGATCGCGGACCTCGGTGAGGTGAACTTCACCCCGATCCCGGCAGGTGGGCGGGTCACGTTGGACGTGTCGGTGTCCGGCACCGAGCCTGGCACCGACTTCTACGTGTCGTGCTCGATCACGCCCCTGTACGGGAGCGCGTGGTCGTGAGGGTCGACGTCACGCTGTTCGACCACGAGTTCACGAAGATCGGCTTCGGTGACGGGTTCGAGCAGTTGGAGGTCACGGACCGGCTGAACGCAGTCGGCGAGTGCGTGATCGCATTGCCGACGACGAATCCCGACGGCGACGCGAACGAGCATGCGGCGAAGCTCCTGACCCCGGGGACGCGGGTCGTGGTGGACGTCACCCCGGATGGCGCGTCGAAGTTCCAGCTGTTCTCGGGGCCCGTGCAACGCATCGCCGCGTCGGGTCCGGCGGCGACCGCTGCCGTGCAGGCGACTTGCCGGTCGGACTGGGCCCTGTTCGAGCGGGTCCTCGGCTGGTCAGTCCCCGCGTCGGCGATCACCGCACAGTCGGGCGCCGAGTTCTGGACGGCCACCGGCCCGGCGGAGACCGTGATCAAGGATCTCGTGGCGGCGAACGTCGTGGACCGGCTCGGGCTGCCCGTGAACGTCGCTACCGACCTGGGTCGCGGCTCGACGGTGACGGCGTCGATCCGATTCACACCCCTGGCCGACACGATCGCCGAGCTCGCCGCGCAAGGCGGCATCGGAGTCACGGTCACCCAAGGCGTGGGCGGGCTCGTCGTGGACGTGTTCGAGGGCGTCGACCGGACGGCGCGCCTGTTCGACGAGTCCAACGGCGTCGTCACCTCCTGGGCGTGGTCCACGGTCGGACCAGCGGCGACCCGGCTTGTCGCTGGCGGTCCGGGTGAGGGCACGGCGCGGGAGTTCCGCACGGCCGTCAACGCCGGCCGGGAGACGACCGAGCGGGACGTGATCGAGACGTTCGTCGACATCACCGACGCGACGTCCGGATCGGACCTCGCGTCGAAGGGCGCTGCGGCGCTGGTCGGGATGGGCCGCACGTCGAGCCTGACTGTCGATCTCGGCGAGACCGCAGCGTCCCGGTATGGCAAGTCGTTCAAGGTCGGCGATCTCCTGCGGCTGGGCTACCTCGGCGCCGAGGTGACCGACGTGCTCCGCGAAGCGAAGCTCACGTTCACCGCCGCCGACGGCCCGGTGATCACCCCCACGGTCGGCGACCCCCTCACCGGAACCCCAGAGAAGGCCCTCGTCAAGCAGCTCGCGGCGATGGCCGCGAACGTCCGCAAGCTGAAAGCGAGGTGATCCGGTGGCCGAGTCCAGCTTTCCGTGGGTCGGTGGCGGTGTCGTTGACGCGGGCGGGTGGCGTGGCCGCGCCGGGACCGTCGGCGACGGCACGATGGGCGACGCCACCGGTACCGCGTTCAACCCGACCTGCACGGGCTCGGACAAGGTCGTCACCGTAGCTCCCGGCATCGCGAACGTGCAGCACGCCACATACGTGTCGACCGCGGCGGTCAACCACAACATCGGAGCTGTCGGGTCCGCACCGTCGTCCGGTCAGTACCGGTGGGACTACATCGTCATCCGGTACGACGCCACCGAGCTTCTGGTCGCGGACCGCGTCCAGCAGGTCATCAAGCCCGGCACGCCGTCCACCACGCCCGCCTTCCCGGCGCTCACGCAGGACCCCGACGGGGTGTGGGAGCACCCGCTCATCTCGGTGAAGCGGGGCCCGGGGGACGTGTCCGTGACGTCGGCGATGATCGCGAAGGTCGGGCCGTGGGTCGCGCAGACCGTCTACGTGCCCGGCGCAGGTGAACTCCCCGACGGCCTGTACGACGCCGGGATCGCCGCCACCTACAACAACCTGTACCACCGCGGCCCGGACGGCTACACCAGCATCCTCGACCCGGCATGGACGGCACTGACGCCGGCGGCGGGGATCTCGCAGTACGGGCCTGCGATGCAGTGGCGGATCCAGGCCGGGCAGATCCACGTCGTGGGCACGTTCCGGCTGACCGCGGCTGCGTTCACCGCGAACGCGTGGACGGCGGTCGCGAACCTTCCGGCGGCCTGGTACACGGCTGGTCTGCGGACCGGTGTCGGTGGGTTCCCGCCGATCAAGCCGATCACGCTGACCGAGGACTTCGCCAGCGGGCAGCTGCCGGTGGCGATCCAGGCGGACCTGATGTTCATGCTCAACTCCGGCGGCGGCGTCATGTACGTGCGCCCGCGGGCGACCGGCGGCCGTCACGGCTACGTCGACTGGTGGCTGGGTCCAATCGCTGACCCGCGCCTGGCCTGACCTCTCCTCTCACCCCCTTCACCCCGCCCCGGTGGGGCGATTCCCGCGCGCCCGTGGAGGTCCCCCATGCCTCAGTTCGGCACCGACATCACCCCCGGATTCATCGTGGAGGTCCCCGACCCGTCGGAGTCTGTCGACGGGGAAGGCAACACGCGGACCCTGCGCCCGCCCGCCGGTACCGAGGTGCCCGTCAAGGACTACGCCACGGGCGACCCGCTCGACCCGATCGTTCTCGACGAGGACGGGCACTGGACGTACGAGACGACGTCGGCGACACAGATCCTCGCCAACATCACCCCGGCCGGGCCGGGCGAGAAGTGGGTCGGGCCGATCTGGTCGAAGCAGGCGAAGGACAACTCGGCCGGCGCGGGTGTGAACGCGTCGGCGGCGCTCAACGCCGCGAACGAGGCCCGGCAGGTCGCCGACGCCGCCGCGGCGGCGGTCGCGTCCGGCGGTGGGGGTGGCGGCGGGTCCGGCGCGCAGATCATCAAGGAGGTCGTCGGGTCGCCCGGTGTCTACCCGGCACCCACGTCGTCCGGCCCGCGCTGGTTCTACGGCCAGTACGAGCCGACCCTGGCGCAGGGGTTCCGTGACATCGCCTACGGGGACATGTGGTGGCCCGTGGTGGTGTCACCGTAGTGGCCCGCACCGTCGAGTCCCCCTGGTTCCGCATGGGGGACAAGCTGCGCCGCAACGGGTCCTCGCCGCGTGACCCGTACACACCCCCGTCGGCGCCGGTGAACTCCACGCCGTGGCTGCCGTTCGACCTGAACGTCTACCTCGCCGACATGCGCGCCAGCGCGTACAAGGCGTACCTGCACGGCTTCCTCACCTTCCCCCTTGGCGGCGACGGGTGGCCGTTCCCGAACAGCCCGACGTGGGACCTGGACCGGCTCCCCACTGGCACGGTGAAGCTGGCGAACGGGGACTCGCTGCTCCGCGACGTCCTATACGACCCGTACCGGTCGCAGCGGCCCATCCCCTCCCAAGGCGGCGTGCCGCCCGAGGTCATCGGCCGCGTCTGGGACTGCCAGCAGGCATCCAGGGCTGGGTGGGACGGCGAGTTCCCCGACGTCCTGAACCTCAGCATCGACGCTGAAGGCAACCGTGACGACCGGTGGGGGCAACTGCTCGACCTCGTCTGGGCCGCCAACCTCGCCACCAACGGTGGTGACCCGTACGACATCCTCCCCATGCTCGACGGGAACACGTCCGTCTCTCGGCTGACGAACCGCGCCCAGCTGATCACGCGCCTCGGGAACCTCTGGTCCGACCCCCGGATCTACAAGGAGGGTGGCGCCGCTCAGATCGGCGTCTACATGCCCGAGGCCGGTGGGCCGGCCAGCAAGACCGGCACCGTCGCAGAAGTCGTCGACCAGTGGGCCGGCCTGCAGTCCGGGATGGCCTCGATCGGCAAGCCCATCGAGTTCACGATGTGCCCGCAGCGAGGCAACCAGGACTCGGCCACCCCGAGCGTCCCCGGCTGGGCGGGCACGACCCTCGTCGGACAGCAGGGGTACGGGGCGGCCCTCGCGCCGTTCGCGAAGCGCATGTCCCGGTGGGGGTCCCGCAACCCGGTCGAGACGCTGAACACGAACGCGCAGAACGCGGGCGCCGCCGCCTACTCGCGCAACGTCCTCGGCCGGCCGTGGATGGCGCCGGTCAGCGTCCGGGACTCCCGGCCCAACCAGTCGAAGTACGAGGAGTGCCGAGGCTGGGACCAGCTGCGGGCGTCGTTCAAGGTCGCCACCGACAACGGGGCGGTGTGGATTCAGGCGCCGACTCGGTCCGACATGGCCGAGCACGCGCACATGGCGCCGTCCCGCAACCACGGGTGGACGTCGTACGACATCTCGTCCTACTACCTCGTGCAGTACAAGCTGCGGGTCTGGCCGACGATCCTGACCGACACCGTCTACATCACGCACCGGGTGCACCGCACCAGCGGCGTCACCATCACCACATCGGGCCTGACGATGCCCACCAAGCAGGGCTCGACCGGCGCGGCGGACATCGTCGAGGCGTTCGTGTTCCTCACCGACCCGACCGACGTCACCGTCGAGATCACCTCCGGCGGCGTCACCCGAACCTTCATCCCCGAGGACCGGTACCGGGTGTACGGCGGTGAGGGCGTGTACGCCTTCACGGTCGACCTGAACCCGGGCCCGGCACCGTCGGCGCGGATCCTGCGCGACGGCCGCCTGATCGCGTCCGTCGTGTCCCAGTTCCCCGTCGTCACGTCGACCATCGCGCCCGACATGGACTACAGGTCCGCGTCGTCGGGGCGCCAAGTGCAGGGAGCCCCGGCATGAGCATCACGACGCCCGTCACTCCCACCGAGGTCAACCAGGGGTCCTCGAACACGTCGCGGGTCATCAACATGCCCGCGTCGTTGGCCGACGGCGACGGCGCCGTCCTGGCCGTGATGACCGCCACCAACGTGGTCCCCACCCTCACCGCGGCGGGCCTGTCCCGCACCTGGACTCTCGAGGCCAGCGTCGCCGTGTCCGGCAAGGCGCTGCACGTGTGGTCCGTCACGGACCTGGAGGTGGCGGACTCCAGCGAGCCCGTCACGATCGCCACCGGGTCCACGTCGTGCAAGGTGTCCGCGATCGTCGAACCGATCCGTGGGTGCAGCCTCGTAGACATCATCGGTGCCGTCGCCACCAAGAACGGCACCCCGTCCGCGCTGAACCCGACGACACCGCTGCTGACCACCACCTACCCCGACAGTGGCATCCTCTACATCGTCGGCATGCGGGACAACGACACCGGCAGTGGCGGCACCCCGATCACGTCGATCAGCCCCGCGACCGGGCAGGGCATCACCGAGGACGCCGACGCCTACACCACCGGCACCGCGTCCCTGTCCGGGCTGTGCGTCGCCCGAGACTGGACCCCGCGCGCCAGCGGCTACAACGTGCCCGCCGCGACGTTCGACGCCGACCACGCCGCCGTGTACTGCGCCGTCACCATCGAGATCCGCCCCGGCAACTCCGCGCCCGTCGCGTACGCCGGCCCCGACGTCGAGGTCGACGCCGGTGACATCGCCTACATCACGGGCGCTACCGCCACCGACTCCGACGGCACCGTCGAGGACATTGAGTGGACGGTCCTGTCGTCGCCGTCCGGGTCCGGTGTGGACACCAGCGACCTGGTGAACCCCACCATCATCTCCCCGTCGCTGGACACCACCCTGCCGGGCGCGTACGTCCTGCAGGTGGAGGTCACCGACGACCTCGGCGCGGTCCACACGGACACCATGACGATCTGGGCGGTCACCGAAACGCCCCGGATCCGGAACGTCACCGCGGCCGGCGGGTGGACAGCGGTCGGCGCCGCGTCGATCGTCGCCGCCCTCGCTGACGACAACCCCGCCACGTATGCGCAGTCGAGCGGGAACCCCGTCAACGACATCCTCGTCGGCGAGCTCGACCCGATCCCCGCCGGGGCCAAGTCGTTCACCACCACCCTCGTGAACGACGTCGATACGCCCCTGCTCGACGCGACGCTGGAACTGCTCAACCGGGACACGGGGACCCTGGTCGCGACCCAAGACGTCGAAGGCATCGACACTACGGAAGTCGAAGTCGAGTGGGTCCTCGACGCCCCCGAGAACGGGGCTGTCCTGGACTCGCACAAGCTGAACGTCCGGATCACCGCGAACACGGCGGCGTGACGTGGTCGCACACCTGAGGGTCCTCGACTTCGCCGGGGCCACCCCGTCGGTCGCGCACCTGCGGATCCTGGACTTCGTGGGCGCTGTCGCCCCACGAGCTCACCTGCGGATCCTGGACTTCGTCGGCGACGTCGTCATCACCCTCGCCGCGAACGCCGGCGCGGACGTCACCGTCCCCGCGCTGTCCACGGTCCGGCTCAACGGATCCGCGTCGTCCGGGCGCCCCGACCGGTTCCACTGGGTGCAGACCGGCGGCACCGGGCCCATCGTGGCGCTACAGCCGTCCGCGGACGCCATGATCGTGTCGTTCACGGCCCCCGCCCTCCCGTTCGGCTGCACCCTCGAGTTCACGCTGTACGTGGCGGAGGAGTCCGGGGAGTTCGTCGCGTCCCCGGACGTGGTGACGGTGACGGTCGTCGGCCACCCGGTGTTCGTGAAGTTCGGCGGGCAGCTGCGGGCGCTGTCGCTGGACGCGATGCCGCGCCTGCTCGGGCTGGACGCGGCATGAGCCCGATGAGCGTGCGCCCCGCGGCGCCGTCGTGGTGGCTGCGGCTGCGGATGCAGCTGCGGCCCGAGACCCGCCGCCAGATCCTCGCCGAACTCGCCGAGCATGGTGTCGACGTCAAGGGGTGGCCGAAGTGACCGCACCCGTAGCGCACTACGCCGCGGGTGACCTGACGTCGGCGTTCTCCCAGACGGCGGTCGCGAACATCACCGTCAACAAGCCTGCGAACCTCGCGAACGGTGACCTGCTCGTCGTCGTGGTCGGGTTCCAGTCGAACTCGGCCGCGGCGACACCCGGCGCGCCGGCTGGGTTCACGCGCCGGGGGCCCGTCTACAACACGTCTGGGGACGTGAACCGGCGGCCGTGCGGGATCTACACGAGGCCGATCACGAACCTCGCCTCCGAGGCCGCCACGTACCAGTTCACCACCAGCAACACCACGGGCCGCGCGGCGATCGTGGCTTTCCGGGTCACAGGAGCAGACCTGGCCGACCCTGTGGACGTGGCGTCCTCGGCTTGGTTCGCCACGTCGAACTCCGCAGCGCAGGCCCGAACGCTGGCGGGGATCGTCGCGACCGCTGAGGCGCTGCTGCTGGCATTCGTGTGGTGGCAGACGAACTCCGCGACGGCCCTGTCGACGACGTGGACGGCTCCCGCCATCGAGGTCGCGGACATCGCCACGAACACGGGAGCGGCGACCACACACAGCGTCCTGACGGTCGCCGAGGACACCGTCGCGGCAGGTGCGACCGGGGACCGGACGGCGACCCTGTCCGGCGCGTCCACCGTGGCGAACGGCAACGGGTACCTCGTGGCGCTCGCCCCCGCACCAGCGCCCGCCGCGTCGGACATGCGGTGCATCGCGCACCGCGGGATCTCCTCCAGCCAGGACGAAACCGATGAGGAATCGGTCGCCGGCCTCACGGACCTGATGGCCGCCTATCCGTGGGTGAACGGTGTCGAGGTCGACGCCCGCCTGTCTCTCGACGGGACGCCGTGGCTCATGCATGACGAGACGTTCGAGCGGGTGTTCCCGTCGGCGCCGAACGCCGCCACCGAGGGCGTCGAGGACTGCACCGACGCCGAGCTTGAGTCGATCGGCGTCACCCGGCTGGACGACTTCCTTGAGGCGTGCCTGCCGTACCACTTCGACACGGTGATGGTGCAGCACTACACCGCGGCCAGTGAGGCTGCGCTGACCGCGATCGTCGCGGCCTGCCAGGCGTCCGGCATGGCAGACCGCATCATGATCATGACGTCCACCAGCACCACGCCGAGCACGGCGATGGCGTCCCTGCGTGCTCTCGGGTGGACGGGGGACGACCGGCGGATCGGCATGTTCGGTGCCACCGCCGGGACGTGGTCAACGTACTCCGCCGCGGCTGCCACGAACGAGCTTCATGTCGCGTTCGCGCCGCCCACCGCGTACGACTCCAACCGGACCCTCGCCGCGACTCTCGCCGCCGCCACGCCGCCGGTCGAGTGCGGCGCGTCGACCGAGAGCGACATCTTCACCCTGCAGCACGCCGAGACCGACGGGTGCCTGTACGCCCTCACCGACGACCCCGGCAACTACGCCTATTCGTTCGTGGCGCCCACCAACGAGCCGCTTCCGGCCGCCGCCACGACGACAACGCGAAGGAACTTCGCGGACTCCGCGTTCACCATCGCCCCCGACTTCGCGATCTGAGGAGACCACCGTGCCTAACCACACCGAGGTCGTCACCGTCACCGACGAGGTGACCATCGTGACCGGGGACCGGGTTACCGACGGCTACGAGCAGTCGGTCAGTGTCGAGTGGCTGTCCGGGGACGACGTGTTCGTCGGTGGGGAGGACGTCGCGGCGACCGGCACCGAGCACCTCGGCCGCAAGCTGAACGCCGACCGCACCGAGTTCCAGGTGAAGACCGACGGCCAGCTTGGCGTGATCTGCGCGGACGGTGAGACGGCGAGCGTGCACATTTTCCGCACCCACAACTGACGTGACCCTCTACCTCCCGCGGTCGGCGTGGACGACGGTCCCGAAGCCGGACGCCCTCACCTCGCTCGACCCGGACGACGTCGAAGGGCTCGCGGTCCACTGGCCGGGCACGACCACCAGCGTCATCGGTGAGCGGACCCGGGAGGGGATTGCGAACCTCCTGGAGGGATACCGGCGGTTCCACGTGTCCGGCCGTGGCTGGACGGACATCGCCTACCAGGTCGCGATCGACCAGGCCGGGCGGGTGTGGGACCTCCGCGGCATCGAGCACCGTTCCGCGGCGAACGGCGACACCGGCCCCAACCAGCGCTGGGGGGCGCTGCTCCTGCTCCTGGGCGCCGACGAGCGACCCTCCGCTGCCATGGTCGCCGCGGTCCGGGCCTGGCGCGACGAGAAGTGGCTCAACCGCTACCCCAAGGCGACGCGCGTCGTCCGACACAAGGACGTCCGACCCGATGGCACCGACTGCCCCGGCCCGCACGCCGGCGCGCTCGTGCTGAACGGCACCTTCACGAAGCAGGAGGACGACGACGTGGACTGGAACCAGAAGGTCAAGCTCGACCAACTCCAGGCGGACACGCTGAACCTGACCCGGCCGACGGACAAGCACTTCGCGGCGGGCGACGAGGTTGAGGTCGGCTGGCTGATCACGTGGGGCGGGGCCCGCGGCGCGCAGATCTACGACGCCGTGAAGGACCTCAAGGCGTCGGCCGCCGCGGCGCAGGAGAACACGGCCGGAGCCAGGACAGCGGCGCAGTCCGCCGCCGCCGCCGCGCAGGCCGCCGCCGCTGCTGCCGGGCGGGCGGAGGCCGCCATCAAGGGCTCCGGTCCGCTGAGCGTCAGCGACGCGCAGCTGGCCACCCTCGCGGGCCTGCTCGCGCCGGCCGTGGCCGCGGCCCTCGGCGAGGACTTCGCCCGCAGGCTCCAGAGCTGACCGATGCTCGTCTGGCTGCCGCTGCTGGCTGCCGACCCGATCACGGACGGTGCGTCGACGATCGTCGAGCAGGGCCCGTGGGCGGCGGCCGTCGTCATCGTGTCCTTGGTCGCGGGGCGCCTCGTCTGGAAGGTCATCGAGCGCGGGTGGGCGCAGCATGACGCCGCGATCGAGCAGCTCAGGGAGACGATCCGGCTCACTCGCGAGGACCGGGACCGGGAGTCGGCCCGCGCCGACGCCGCGGAGGCGCGGCGGGCGGAGCTTGAGCGTGACTACCGGGAGAAGGTTGTCCCGGTCCTCACCGACGTCTACCGGGTCCTCGCGGACCTGGCCCGAAGGCAGGGGTAGCGCCATGCCGCACGGCGACGACCGCGGCCGGGACGTGCTGGAGGAGGTCGCCTCTCTGGTGACGCGGATCGAGGCACTCGTGAGTGAGCTACGCCGGGTCCTCGACGCGGAGCCACCGACTGATGAGGAGGGGGTGCCGGGTGAGTGACGACACCGAGCAGCACGTGATCGACTCGATCCGGACGCTTTCCACGGAGACGGGTGAGTTGCGGGCGGACCTGCGGGCGTACAACGCCGCGCAGGAGGCTCGCGCACAGGCTCAGGCGAGGGCTCAGCGGCGGCGGGACCGGATCGGTATCGCCGCGATTGTCGTGGGCTTGTTCCTGATCGGTGGTCTCGCGCAGGCCGCGTTCGACGCTCGCGCGACGAGCGAGCGGTTCCAGCAGGTGACCGCGCAGAACCAGGCCGACATCGCCGCTTCTCAGCGGAAGTGGTGCCCGGTGTTGGGTGCGCTCACGTCTGGCCCGTCGTCGGGCACTGCGCGCGGGGAGTGGCTGCGTGACGTGTTCTCGCACCTGTTCGTCGACTACGGGTGCACCCCGGCTGACATCCAGTCCATCCCGGACGTGCCGACGCCGTCGCCGTCCCCGACGCAGACCCCCTGACTCCCGACGCCACCCGGCGGCCGGGCGACACCGCACGCCCCCTCAAGGAGACAGCCGATGACGAGTCCCGGCAACGACGGCTGGATCCGCACCACCTGGCCGGAGGGCTTCCTTGACCCGGCCAGCGGATGGGAGCTGCGCGACATCCCCGGCAGCTCAAGCGGCTGGGTCCGCGCCGAGTGGCCGGAGGACTTCGATCCGGCGCTGCCGTTCGAACTGCGACCCCTGACGCCCGCCGACGTCCCCACCCAGCGCATCACCCACTCCGACTACTCCGAAACCCGCGCATCGAAGGAGAACCCCGTGTCCAAGCTCGCCGACGGCTCGTTCTGGGCCGACACCCTGTCCCGCGCCGGACGTCAGGCGCTGCAGGCCGCGATCCCCACCCTGCTGATCGTCGCGGGCGGTTCGGTGAACGGCCTGAACGTGGCGGATGCGCTGACCGCGGTCGGTGTGGCCGCCGCCGTCACGGTCCTCAAGGCGCTCGCCGGGTGGACGTCGAGCTCGGGCGCATCACTGAAGACTCAGGCGTTCGAGCGGGCCGTGTCCGCCGCCGCTGGTACCGGGCTGGGCATGCTGGCCGTGACGACATGGTCGGACGTGGTCGCGACGGACTGGGCCGCGGTGGGCATCGCGGCTCTGGGTGCCGCCGCGCTGTCGGTGACACAGCTTTTCGTGGACCCGCCGAAGGCTTCGAGTTTCGCTCTCGCCGCCTGACACGTCCCGGCCCGGCCGCCCTCACTCCTCGTCAGAGGGGTGGGGGCGGCTTTCGTCGTTTGCGCGCGTCCGCCAGTGCACTTCCCCGTCCACGTCCTCACGCACGAGCAGGGCGTCCCGCAGTTCGTCCTCCCATGGCAGTGGCGCACCCCACCTAGCGTCAGGGCACGCCCCGGCCAGCTCGGCGGCGGGGAGCCCGCAGAACCGGCAGAAGCGGCCCGCCGCGCGCGCGACCGGGACGTGAGGTCTGGGGCGGGGCGACTGGTCCACCCCGCCAGGATGACGGGAGGGGGTGACAGTTCAGGCGGGGTCGGGTTTGGCCCGGTACTGAGCTTCGAGGGCAGCGATCCGGCGCTCATGGTCGGCGACCTGAGCCGGGAGGCTTGCGGCATCCCCGCCCGCGATGAAGTGCCCGATGTCCGGCACCTTCACGATCCACCCCTCACCAGTGAGCTCGTCCAGGACGCGGCGGGCCGTGGTAGTGGACACGTCCTCGGCGGCCATCAACCCGCGTACTGAGGGCGCCGGCTTTCCGGGCGAGTAGTCGCCGTCGGCGCGGTCCGCATCGACACGGATGCGGTCGATGATCCGGTCCGCGATCTCGCGCCACTTCGCCACGCGCTCAGTGTGCCAGCCCGGCAGTCCGATTCTCATCACGGCACGAGTGTAGTGGACCCGTGCGCGCACGGTGTGTGTATGCTGAGGGACGTGACGAATCACCCGACCCACGTTGAGGGAGTCCCTCAGATGAGGGCGCTCCCATGGCCGGTCTGGCTGGGCATCGGTGTCTCCCTCATCGCCGCCGCGGTCGGGTCATGGGCGGGCCTCCAGTTCCTCGCGTCCGCCACCGGCTGGCTCTGGTGGTCCTCCCACCTGCTCCCCGCATCCGTGGACATCGGCGGCGTCTCCGCTGGCTGGGTGTGGTTGCGGGGCGTCGTCACCCCTCACGCCCGGCAGTACGCCCGGCGTCTCACGTTCTTCGCGGCGACCCTCAGCCTCGGCGGGAACGCCGTCAGCCACCTGGTTGCTGAGGGGGTCCTCGACGGTGGCGCGTGGCCCCTCATCGTCGCCGTCGGTGCCATCCCCGCCGTGATGCTCGTGGCCCTCGTCCACCTCGCCGCGCTCGTCACCGAAATCCCTCACCGGCCGGAGTCGACAGCCGTGGAACCGACCGCTCCCGCCCCTCAGGTGAGGGCGCTGGCGTCGACGCCCACACCCTCGGCCGCTCCGGCGGTGAAGCCCTCACCCGCCGCCCGGGCGAATCGGCAAGGAGGGACCCGCCAGGCGATCGTCCTCGACATCCTCACCCGGGCGAGTGCACCCGATGAGGTCCCTCAGCCCGCACAGATCCGTTCCGACTGGAACGTCTCCCAGGCCACCGCCGAGAGGGTCCGGGCCGAAGTGCTCGCTGCCCTCAACACCACCCCCACCACCCAGGAGGCATGACCGTGACCGACCCCACCCCCACCCGCACGGAGCCGACCGGCTTCGACAAGGCGCTCACCCTGATCGCCGCCGTGCTGATCGGCGCCGCCATTGGTGTCGTGATCGGCAACCTCTGGTGAACGAGTTCCAGATCTTCAACGGCGACACCCCGGTCGAGAAGTTCGAACACACGACCGACCCGTACAACGCCAAACAGTGCGTTGACCTGCTGAAACGCTACGCCGACGCCAACGGCATCGACCGAGCCAAGGCCAAGGTCGTCACCTACCAGAACGGGCGGAAAGCCCGCACCTTCCGCGCCATGTGAGCCAGGTGGGCACTGGGCACTGGGCACTCGGGAACGGTGCCCTACGCGCGCAGGCGCGCGCGCGAGACCCGCAGTGCCCACAAACGCACCGTCCAGCACCACCCGTCAACACCAGAAGGGGAGTGGTCACCGTGGCATCGGGGGCGCTCTGGTTCGTGCTGTTCCTCCTCGGCTGCGGCCTGCTCGCCGCGACGCCGCGTCTCGGTTGGGCGACCGGCCGGGCGATCTCCCTGCGCCTCGCCATGCTCGTGTTCGTCGCCGCCGGAACCGTCGGCCTGTCCGGGCTCCTCGGCGACTTCCTCGACTGGGCGGTCACCTCGATCACGACGTGGGGGAACAACGCCGCTGTCGCCACGGTCGGCGCCGCCGTCATGTGGGTGGTGTGGCTGTCGCTGTGCGTGGTCTGGGCCGCCGGGTTCCTCCCGACGAAGGTCATCCGGTTCGACCCGAACGACCTGCTGGCAGCGACCGGCCTGATCCTGCCCGCGGTCGCGGAGGCGATCCCCGGCGCGGCGGGGGACTTCTTCACCAACCTGTTCGACGCGATCGGCGAGTTCTTCGTCGACCTCGTCACCAGCTGGTTCGGGGGCTGACCGTGGACCTCGTCATCGCCACCATCGTCGTCCTGTACCTCACTGGCGGGTTCGACAGGTACACCCTGCGCGCGACCCGCGGCGCGGCCGGGTTCGTCTCGGCTGGCGCGAAGGGCGCCGCCCGGCACGTGAAGGCCGAACGCGCGAAGACCGCGAAGCAGCGCGCCCGGGAACGCGACAGGCGACACGCCCGCATGTGGGCGTCCGGGTTCTGGGGCCGCGTCGGCGTCTGCGCCGAGAAGGGTGCGTGGATCGCGGGCCGCTGGACCGCGAACGGCGTCCGCACCGCGTGGGCCGGGGCGACCGCGGCACCCGAGGGCTACACGAAGGCCGCAGACGCCGCCGTCCAGCGCAAGGCCGAGCGGAAGGCCAAGCGCGCCGAAGCGAAGAAGCGCCGGCGCGAATCAGCGGACGCCCGGTTCCTGATGGGCGACGCCGAGCCATTCATCCCTGACACCTCCGCCGCGACCGCGGCCGAGGACGCCACCCCGGAGGAGAACCCCGTGACCGACACCACCGACATCCGCGTGAGCGAACTGACGAACGTCGGCGACCTCATCGCCTGCACCCAGCGGCTCATCTCCCACGTCGAGGCGCTGAGCGACGACACCTACCAATACATCATGGCCGCCAGCGGTCTGCCTGAGGCGCTCAGCGAGGCCGGCTTCTCGACGCGGCTCATCGCGGGCGCTGTGGAGAGCGTGCAGGAGGCGCTCCTCGACATGCGCCCACTGCTGGCCGCCCAGGAAGCCCTCAGCTCGCTGCTGGCTGCCGCGAAGGCCGCGGCTGACATCGGTGACGCCGTGGAGGCGCAGGCCGCGTCGGGCGACGCCCAGAGGTTCGTGACGGCCTGACATGACACAGACGACCGCCGCCCCTAGGCAGGCCGAGGTTCGGGAGCCTTCCGCGTTCGCGATGCTCCCGGCGACCGTGGCCGCGCTGGCGTGGCGCACCCGCTGGCACACCGCACCTGTCACCGCCGGTGCCGTGGTGTGGGTGGCCGGATGCGCCACGCCAGAGGTCGCGGCGCTCGTCATGTCGGTGGTGTCCGGGCTCGCGTACCGCGCGGCCCGGCACCCCCGCCCCCGGAAGCGGAAGTACCTGTCCGAGCGGGAGCGGTACACCCTCGCCCTGTGGGGGACCGCCTGCACGGCGTGGGCGGTCGCCGTCTCCGCCTTGGCACCGGAGCCGCTCTGGTCCGCTGCCGCCCTGGCCGCCCTGACCGCCTTCCCCGCGGTCAGGTGGGTCACGTCCCGTCGGGTCCGCGCCCGGAAGGTCAGCCGGGACGCCGCTAGGTACGTGACGGCGTGGGACAAGGTCGTCGCCGTCATCGGACACCTGGAGGTCCGCGCATCCCACGTCCTGCGCGACACCATCGTCGTGCCCGGTGACGGTGCCGTCAGCTTCGTCGTCCAACTCCGCACGCACGCCGAGAACGTCGCGACAGCCGAAGTGCGCAAGGCCATCGAATTGCTCTTGGACCTCCCGCACGGGGCGCTCACCCTCGCGATCGTCGGCGACAGCGTGAAGCTGCTGCGGGTCACGATCAGCCCGAAGCACCACCTCGCCGCCGCGCCTGTGCCCTACTCCGGGCCCAAGGTCCAGCCGGACGGGCGCATCCTCATCGCCCGCACCCCCGACGGCCGGCGGGTCGGCCCGCGCGTGTTCGACAAGGACGGCGTGAAGCACATGTGGATCAACGGGGGGACGGGGACGGGGAAGTCCACTACCGCTGCGATCACGCTCATGGCCCCCGTCATCGACGGCCACGAGTTGCTGATCTACCTCGACGGGAACGGTGGAACCTCTCTGTCCCCGGAACTCGAGCCGCTCATGACCGTGATCGCCGAAACGCCGGAGGAGTGGCGCGCGGCGATCGATGCGTTCGGCGCCCTGCTCGACTACCGAGCGGCGACCCGGAGGCGGATCACGAGTTGGCGCGGCAAGGGCAACGAGCCGTACCTCGCCGTCCGGCTGGTCATCGAGGAGGCCCCGGAGGTCTCCCCGCAGGTCTCAGGCCGCCACCACCAGACCGTCGCACGCGCCGGACGGGTCGGCCGCAAGCTCGGCCTCGGCACCACTCAGATCAGCCAGGGCACGAACGCCGACCAGCTCGTCGGCGGCACCGCGTGGCGAATGAACGCCACACAGACGATCATCCACCGGCCCGGCGACAGCCAGAACGCGAACAAGGCAGCAGCCAGCGCGAACACCGGCCACCTCCGCGGCGTGGACCCGATGCGCTTACCCCCCGAGGAGGGCTGGGTCGCGCTGATCGACAACGGCGTAGTAGTTCACCAGGCGCGCGTCGAGTACGCAGAGCCCCAGGAGCGAGCCGCATACACGGCCGGGTTCACCACGCCGCAGTTCACGGACGGCGAGCGGGCCGTGGTCGAGACGATCCTCAACGCCGAGCCGGAACCCAGCGAGGAGTCGGTGGCCGAGCAGAAGACGACCCGGGAACGTCTCGTGGACGTCCTGCGCGCGCACAAGCGCATCACCCTCGGCGGGATCGCCGGGCCGGGCGGCAGCGAACGCCCTCACGCCGAGTGCGACGCGGACGGCTGCCCCGGCTGGAACGTGTCCCGCACCCAGACATCTAGGCACCTGATCGCCCTCCAGTCCGAGGGCGTCGTCTCACAGGAGGACAAGCAATGGTTCGTCGTCTCGCCGTCGTAGGCGCATCCCTCATCGCAGCGGTCGCGGCGTGGCCGGTGGTGTGGTCCCTGGCTGGGGTGACCCTCGCGTCGGGCGCCGGCCCGGCCGGGCAGATCCCCGCGACCATCGGGATCCTCGGCGGCATCGCCCTCCTCGCGGGGTTCATCGCCGGACTGGTCGTGCCGTACTGCGTGACCAAGCGCCCGGTGCCCGACGTGGCGGAGATCGGCTCGTGAACGACGGCCGCGCCTTCTACGTGGAACGTCCGACGTGCGCCTGGTGCGAGCGCGAGGGCGTGGAGCAGTGCGCGCACGGCGACTGGTGCTGCCCTGACCACGTCCATGACCACGACGCGCAGGTCGACGAGGTCATCGCCCGAGGCATGCGCTCGGAACAGTTCGTCGACCGGGTCATCCTCGTCGCCGCGATCGGCGTCGTCGTGCTCCTGGCGTTCGCGTTGAAGGCGGTGCTCGAGTGAGCGAGCCCCTGGACGCTGTCGCGGTCGCGTACGAGGCGGTGCGCGCCGCTGAGCCCACCGAGTACGTGACGGACCCGGTCGAGGTGGCCGCCCTGATCGCCGCGTCACCCTTTGCTCCCCGCCGGCGCCCGTGGTGGCGTAGGTGAACGGGAAGGGCCACTACGCCCTCGGCGCGTCCGCCGGCCTGGTGTACGCGCAGCTGGCGCCGGTGACGTGGTGGCAGGGCATCCTGGCCGTCCCGGTCGCGGCGGGAGTGTCGTACGCCGCCGTGTCCCCGGACATCGACCAGTCGAAGCTCTGGCGCTGGCTGGACAAGCCCGTACCGGACGAGGCCCTCGGCAACGGCGGCCCCATGCAGCACCGGGGGGTTTCGCACTGGTGGGGGATCTTCGCTGCCCTGACGTGGGTGTGGTGGACGGCGACACCCCGCGACCTGTGGTTCGGGCTGCTGTTCGCCGTCCTCGGCGCCGTCATGGCGGGCTGGTGGTCGCACCTGGCCGCCGATGCCGTCGTCGGGCGTGCCGGTCAGGGCCGCCGCGCGGGGGTTCCGCTGCTGCCGTGGTGGGCGCACATCGGGCTCGGGTTCAAGTGCGGCGGGCCCGTCGAGCGAGCCCTCACCTACGTCGTGCCGGTAGCCGTCCTGGCCTGGTCGATCTGGCACGCCCCAATCGCCCACGACGCGTGGGCATTCACCACAGGAGGAATCTGATGGGTCCGAGCAAGCGCAAGCAGCAGTCCAAGGCCGCGGAGAAGTGGATGCTGAACACGTTCCTCACGACCGACGAGGCGAAGGCCGGCGGGGTGGTGCGCCGCGCGAAGCGGTCGAAGCTCAAGCCCTCGCGCGGCAAGCGGTAGTGACGGCGTGGCGGACCCTGCCGATCGAGCAGGCGTGGACACTGGTCGCAGGAGGGAACTGATGGCCGAGTACATCGTCAAGCCGAGCCGCGACGAGGACTTCTACGTCAGCTGGTCGACCGAGGTGGACGCCCCGACGGCTTGCGGTCCGCGCGTCTGGCTGTCTCAGCACCTCGGCGGCAAAGCGGGAGCGGCTGAACGCTTCGACCGAGCTGATCTGCACGGCTCAAGCTGCCGGGTGCGGTCCGAGGAAACTGGCCACTCCTGGTACGGCTGGGGGGACGATGACTTCCTCGTGATGGAGGTCGAGATCGCCAACCGCAGGTTCGACGGTGCGTACCGGTGCCCTCGGTCGAATCTCCGTGCGATGTGCGAACGTATGCTTGCCGACGAGGACGCCGACGTGTCGGATCTGCTCGTGTTCGAGGCGTACGAGGACGAGACAGCGGGTGGCTCCTGATGGACGGGATGACCGACGAGCGCCTCGCGGAGATCGCCACGCGGCGTGCAGCAGTGAGCGGCACGTGGCACCACGAACACGACAGCGACCACCCCGAGCACGGTTGTGTCCATATCGGCAACTACGGCTGGACCGCTGGCTGGATGTCGTGCGGCGCGCAGGCCAGCCCGCACTACGACGAGGACACCGAGCAGGGCCACGCCGATGCCGAGTTCATCGCTCACGCACCGGAGGACGTGGAGTTGCTGCATGCCGAGGTGCTCCGCCTCCGCGCCGAACTCGCCCGGCGCGAGAACGCCGAGTGGTGGGACGTCGATGCCTACGGTGGCGGCGGTGACGCCTGATGCCCGAGCTGACCGGCGAGCCGTTCGCCGAAATGCGCCGCTGGAGGCGCCTCACGCCAGAGGAGGTGCAGGACTTGCCGACCGGCGCGCCCGTGAGAGTCACGGGCGCAATCAACCTCACGGGCGTCGTCGAGCAGGCCGGTTCGGTGGTGCGGGTCAGACACGCAGGCGGGGTGTCCAACGTCGCGAACCTCGACGGGCAGGGCCCCCTCGCCCGCGCCTTCTACACCCGGAGGGACGCCTGATGCCCGCCTACGGCACGCCGCTGCGCGACCTCATCCACTTCGAGCACCAGCCCGACGGCACCAGCCGCGTCGCGCCGGGACCAGAACCGGTGCGGATCCCCGAGACGCTCCAGCCCGCCCGCGACTATTACCCGTTCCCCGTCTTCATGCCCGGCATGAACGACCTGCCACCGCACGAGGTGCTCGTCGCCGAGCTCGCCCGCCTCAAGGCCGAGCGTCGTGCCCAGCGTCGTGAGCGCGCCACCCGCCGCCGTCTCCTGCGCCCCGCAAGAGTAACCCCGTGAGTCCGCTCACCTGGCTCCGTCGCCGTCCCGCGCCCGCGCCTGCTGGCCCGTGGTGGACCCGCATCGGCGAAGACGTCACCCTCACCGAAGCGGAGGCCGCCGCGGCGCCACTCGGAACCAGGGTCCAGCTCGCTGCCGCCGACGGGCACGTAATGGCCGTCGTCCGAGACGACCTCCCAGGCTTCTACCCATGGTCGGTGGAGAACTCGCGCTGGTACACCAACTCGCGTGGCGAGGAGGTCCGCGACGCCGCATGCACGGACTACACCCTCAGCGTTGCGCGGCGGGTCACGGTCCTGAGCCCTGTGCGGGTGACATGGTGACCGAGATCCGCACCGCCAGCTGCTGCGGCGGCCACCACTACTCGTGCTGCGCGAGCTTCGACGACGGGCCGCCGATCGTGTGCTGCGGCCGATGCCCATGCGCGCCCAACGAGGACATCCCCGGAACTGTCGGACCCCCCGCGTAGACTCGGACACCCGGTGGCGGCTTCGCACGGCGGCCTGACGCAGGGGGCCGCGCCGGACCAGCCGCGGCGGGCATGTGGACCGCTACCGGAGCCCCTGCCCGTCGTTACCGGGCGGGGGCTTCGTGCTACTCGAAAGGTCGGCTTTACAGTCGCGGCGGATGGGTCGACTCGCTCGGTCACCGGTAGACGGTGGTCTCCTTGTCCTTCGAGAACCGGTTGATGAGGATCGCAATCGGCCACCCCGTGACCGCCCAGAGACCGCAGGTGCAGACGCTCGCGATCAGGTGGAACGTGTGGTTCGTCTTCCGCCGCGACTTCGTCACCGCCCTCGACGGCCCCGCCTGCACCACCACCTGCTGAGGCACCGAGTCCTCCACCCACAGCGGCCAGCCGTGCGGCGGGTCACCCCACGCCGGGTCCGGCTTCCAGTCCGCCGGCGGCGTCCACCCCTTCGGCGGCGCGGGCCAGTTCGGTGGCGGGTTGAAACGCATCGCGGCCCCCTGAGACCTCGGGCGCCGTCCTGGCGCCGGCCGGGCACCGGTCTACCTCATCCGTGCTTCCGGTGTGACGTGAATGGGGAAGAACGGGGCGAACGGGGGATGTGAGCTCAGGCCAGCACCGGGAGGACGGACACGGCCGCGTGCGCCCGCGCGGGCTGCACGTACACGTACTTCTGCGTCGTCGCGAGCGATGCGTGCCCGAGAAGGACCTGCACCACGCGGATGTCGGCGCCGTTCTCGACCATCGTCGTCGCGAACCACCTGCGGAGGCTGTGACACGTCCCAGGGACCGCGGCACGGTCCATGGCCCGGCTCAGGCCGATGATGACGCTCTTGACGTTCACGGGGCGCGCGGTCGCCTGACGCGAGGGGAACCAGTAGCCGCGGTCGGGTGCGGACAGGCGGGCGTACTCGAGGATCAGGTCGTGGACGGGCACGTATCGGGTCTTGTCGCCCTTGCCGATCACTTCCATGACGCCCGCGTGGTGGTCGATGTCTTCGGCGCGGACCTTCGCGATCTCGTGGGCGCGTAGGCCGGCGTAGGCGCCGAGCAGGGCCATGCCGCGGGTGCGGGTGCGGATCTGGGAGGTGAGGAGGGCTTGGATGTGCGCGTTGAGGATGGGGCGCATCTGTCCGTTGGGCACCTTGGGGGACGTGATGCCGTCCATGGGGTTGTCGGCCCTGATGCCTTGCCCGACGAGGTAGGAGTGCCACGCCCGGAGCCCGAAGTAGTAGGTGGACCGGCTGTTCTTGGACAGGTCGGGGCGGGCGAGGTACATGAGGATGTCGTCTTCGTCGAGGTGGAAGACGTCGAGTCCTTCGACGGTGGCGAGGCGCCGGATCTGTCTGGGGCGTTCGGTGGCGGTGGTCTCGGCCAGTCCGGCTGCTCGCATGCGTGTGGTCCAGCGGCGGAGCTGTGGTTCGAGGTGGAGGGCCGGGAGCGGCGACGGTGACGCTGTGTAGACCTCTGCGGTTCTCTGAGTCATCCCCATAAGTCGGTGTCCCGTAACGGGCGTGATCGACTCAAGTGGTGCACTCGTCAATCATCCGTTCGGGGGATTGATCAACTAGGCCGCACGCCGCGTATGCGTAGATTCACCCAGTGTGCGCAGGTGAACGCGGTTGTAACGGGAGGTAACCGCTCGGTTGCGGGAGCCGCAAATGGCGTGGACCTTCGGAGTCGTAGGTCTACGTTCCTCAAGCTTACGTCCTCGACGGGGGCGAACCGTCGGCGACTGCGGAGGCTCCGGGAGCGAAGTAGACCGCAACTCGCCGACCTTCGGCGGCTCCCCGACGAAGACGGCGATACGGACGCCCAGCGCTTGGGCGAGGACGTTGAGCTCGTCCAGCGCGTAGGGCGTTTCGCCGCTGACCCGTCGGCTCATCGCCTGGGGGGAGATGCCGAGCAGCGTGGCGACGTCGGACTGGCTGAGGCCGCGGAGGTTGACCCACCGCTTGACCTCGCGAGCGACGCCGGCTGAGAAGTCCTCTGAATCGGTCATGTTGAAACCCTAGCCGCCTACTGAGAGTGAGATCAACGTAGGCGGGAAAAAATCACGCTAAGCATGCGTCGAACTCCTTGACGTAACTCCCGCTAAGCGGGAGGATCTACAGCTATGAGGGAGTCGCACCCCGGTTACCGGGCCAACATCAAGGCCGAGATGGCTCGCCGCGACCTGACGCTCGCTGACATCGCGCAGGTGCTGGGGATCTCGGTCCAGTCGACCAGTCAGCGTCTTCTCGGAAAGACGCCGCTCCGGGTGGACGAGCTGCTCACGCTCGCCGCCTACTTCGGGGTCACCGCGTCCGAACTGCTCGGACCCGTCGCCACCGCCGCGCCGGAGCGGGTGGCCTCGTGACCGCCCCGATGCAGACCCAGTTGGCCCCGCAGCCGAGCCTCCCGACGTGGCGCCGGATCGCGATCGCAGCGACCAGCATCGCCGCGAACCTCGTGTACGCCGTCGTCCTCCTGTCCGCCGGGTACGGCGTCCTCGCGTGGGGGATGACCCGGTGACCGCCGTCGTCGTCCCGGCCGTGATCGGCGCCGACTTCGACGCGCTGATCGTGAAGGCGATCGGTCGCCCCGAGGGCCACCCGACCCGACACGCCGCCGACAAGGCCGCCGCGCGGATCGCCGGCGAACTCGACCGCCTCCCGATCGGCGCGACCGTCACCGACCACGAAGGCACCACGTGGACCCGCGCCGGGGTCGTGAACTGGTCGGCCCCCGGCGAGCAGGACCACACCAGCCAGGCCCTCGCGTGGTCCGCCCCGTTCAGCGTGGCCGGGGGTGCCAAATGACCGCCGACGTGGCCGCTGACTACGCGCGACTCGTGGACCTCTCCCAGGAGCGGGAAGCGGACCGGCTCATCGCCGCGATCGAGAACGCGCCGACGTACGAGCGGTTCGCGGACGCCCTGACGGACGCCCTCACATACGCGATGTCGCTGTCCGACCGCCGCCACCTGTCGGCCGGCGCGCTGCCCCTGCTGCGGCGCATCGACGCGGCGGCCCGCGCGTGGCAGAGCAACACGCACCGGGAGGCCCTCGCCGTGCTCGCGGCGGACCTGACCGGCCCCTAGGTAACCGGCACCCGACCGTGGCTCTGGAGGGCGGCGGCGGGTGCCGGGATCAAGCCCCAGAAAAGGAACAGCCCCGACCGCCTGGCAAGGCGTGTGGTCGGGGCCACCCGAGAGGAAGTGTCTCAGATGGACACCAGCCCCACCACCCAACAGGCCGAGCCGGACTGGCTCGACCGCGCCGAGGAGACCTGGGCGAAGATCCGCACCCTCGGCGTCGTGAAGGCCCCCGACGTCTTGGCCGTGTCGCTGGCGCGGTCCTCCAGCAGCATCCGGATCGTCCTGTCACCCGACGCGGATTCGTCCCTGGCCGCCGTGCGGCTCGGGCTCGGCAACCACCTCGCGACGACCCTGGACAACGGCTCGATCCACCACGACTGGTCGCGGGTGATCGACGGCGTCGACGTCCACGTCGTCACCGTGATCCGCGAGCGCGAGGCGGTGGCGTCATGACGCTCGCGGGCACCGTCCACGCGCCGGGCACCAAGAACAGCCCGATCACCGACAGCCAGCTCCTCGCCGACATCCACGTCGAAGCCGCAGGAGTCGCCGACGTCGCCGGGATCCGGTGGGTCGAGCACGTCCGCGACGTCAAGGCAGGCCGGGTCCACACCCACTCGGTCATCCGAATCGAGGCGAACGGCCCCGAAGGCGCCGACGCCATCGCCGAGCACCTGTTCGGGCACACCGGCCGCGTCGGGCACTGGCGCCTCCACCACATCGGGATCCCCGACACGGACCTGCGCGACATCACCGTCACCGTCGAGGACGGCCCCCGATGAGCGCCGCGACCCTCGCCCGCCTCGCCGCGAAGTACGAGCAGACCCGCGGCGTCACCACCACCATCGTCGGCGACACCCTCACCGTCTACCTCGACGACGCCTGCCCCGGCTGCGCCCGAATGATCCTCCGCGACCACCTGCCCACCGCGTCGGTCCTCGACTACATCGGCGCCGGGATGGTCCGCGTCACCTGGCCCGTCCTCGTCGACGACGTCCATGTCGAGTTCACCGACACCGACGACCTGAACGAGTGGATGCACCGCGTCAACGACATCCGCAAGCTCCCGGACGCCGAACTCGCCGAGTACGCCTACGACGACACCGGCGCCGAGGACTGCGAGGTGCCCGCATGACCTGGGACGAGCCCGACTGGGCCAACGAGCCCGACTGGGAGGCCATCGCCGCCGAGCGCGCCGAGAACACCTACCCGCCCGACTACTCGAAGGTCCGAACCCTCTACGGCTACGGCTTCGGCGACGAAGACGCGATCTGGGGGCGGGGACTGTGACCGCCACGAAGCCCGCGATCCGGCGCGTCGACACCGCCCGCGGCCACTACTACATCGACGAGACCGGCGCCCGCGTCCCCGGCGTCACCACCATCATCGGCGACGGCATCCCCAAGCCCGCCCTCATCAACTGGGCAGCCGAGGCCACCGCCGACTACGCGGTGAACGAGTGGGACGCCCTGTCCGACATGCCACCGGCGACCCGCGTGAAGACGCTGTACAAGGCCCGGTACGCCGTGAAGGACGCCGCCGCGAACAAGGGCACCGCCGTCCACAGCTTCGGCGAGGAACTCGCCCACGGCCGGGAAGTCGTCGTCCCCGACGAACTCGCCGGGTACGTCGAGGCGTACGCCCGGTTCCTCGACGAGCACGAGGTCGAGCCCGTCGCCGTCGAGTTCTCCGTGTTCCACCCCGAGCAGCGCTACGCGGGGACCGCGGACCTGTGCGCGGACCTCACCGTCGAAGGCCGGCGGGTCCGCGGGCTCCTCGACATCAAGACGAACCGGTCCGGGATCTTCGGCGAGACCGCGCTGCAGATCGCCGCCTACCGGTACGCCCCGAAGTGGGTCCTCGCCGACGGCAAGGAGATCGACCGCCTCGACGTCGAGTGGACCGGCGCGATCCACGTCCGCGGCGACGGCTACTCCCTGATCCCCGTCACCGCTGGCCCCGACGAGTACCGGGCGTTCCTGTACGCCCAGCAGGTCGCGCAGTGGACCAAGACGTCCCGCGACCTCGTCGGCGACCCCGTCATCTCCCCGGAAGCTTCCGCATACCGCCTCGTCAGGAGCCAGTCGTGACCGTCGCCACTATCCACCAGCACCCGGCCACCGACGTCGCCGTCCACCCCGGCGCCGTGTCGCTCGTCGCGTGGGCGCAGGAAGCCGACGCCGCATCGCACCTCGCCGACACCCTCTGCCGGTCCATGTTCGTCCCGGCGCAGTTCCGGGGGAAGCCCGTCGAGGCGACCGCCGCCATCCTCGCCGGGTCCGAGATCGGCCTCTCGCCGATGGCTGCCCTGCAGGCGTTCGACATCATCGACGGGCGCGCCGCCCCCCGCGCCATCACCCACCGGGCCGTCGCCCAGGCCAACGGCCACGAGATCGTCATGGCCGAGTCCACGGACGAGAAGTGCGTGATGCGCGGACGTCGTCGCGGCAACGAGGAGTGGCAGCAGGTCACGTGGACCATGACCCGCGCGCGCAAACTCGGCCTCGCCGACAAGCGCAACTGGAAGAGTCAGCCGCAGGCCATGCTCGTGGCCCGCGCCACCTCCGAGATCGCCCGGCTCGTCGCCTCCGACGCCCTCATGGGTATCCCGTACTCCGTCGAGGAACTGCGCGACGACGAGGCCAGCGAAGAGGCTCCCGCACGGCGCTCAGTGGGCAGTAAGCCCCGCGCGAAGGCGCCCGCCCCGGCCCTGCCCGACGAGACGCCGGCCGACGCCGAAGAGGCGCCCGCGACCGCCACGCCGTCCGATCTCCGTCGGCTCGGGTCGGCGATGACCGAGGCCGGGATCACGGCGAAGGATGCCCGCCTCGCCGTTGCCCGCGAGGTCATCGGTCGGGACATCGCCGCCGCGCAGGAGATGACCGCAGACGAGGTCGACCGCGTCATCGAGGCGCTGGAGCAGCCCGTCGCGGAAGCCGAGATGCTGCCGGTGCAGGACCCGCCCGAGTTCGACGCGTCCGTCATGGACGGCTTCGGCCAGGGCGGAGGCGAAGCATGAGCACCAAGTGCCGTGAGATCGGCTGCGCGCCGATCAGGGTCGGTCAGCGCGCCCAGCACTGCACCGGATGGGTCGGACCCGGAAGCACGGGCGACCCGTGCCACCAGACGTTCAGCGGGACCAGCCTCGGCGACGCACACCGCGTCGGAGACATCACCGACGGCACCCGGCGGTGCTTGAGCGTCGAGGAGATGGCCGACCGGGGATGGCACCGGAGCGACAACGGCGTGTGGCACTGGCCCGCGCCTGAAGGCGGGTTCCCCGACGTGGAGCCGTGGGGTGCAGCGTGACCCCCATCAAGGTCGGCGACTACACCGTCGAGGAAACCTACGACGGCGGCTTCTACGCCGTCCTCGACTCACACGGAGACCGAATCAGCAAGGTCGTCCACGTCGCCGACGGCGAGAACCCCATGTGGGTCGCGACGGCCTTCTGCTTCGCCACCATCCCCATGGCGCTCCGGGTCGCCGCTGAGGCAGCCGGGATCGAACGGCAGCGGGTCGAGGCGACTCTGATGACGACGGAGCACATGGGCTTCGACGGCCGCCCCGGCGAGGCGTACGACGTCCTCCAGTTCGTCACCACGGATAGCGCCGGATACCTCGCGTTCCACGACGCCCTGCCGTCCGCGCTCACCCACGCTACGGACGTCGCCCGCGCCCGGTACGCCGACGACGAGCGGATCAGCACCGGGCAGGCCGCGACCGTCGGAGGTGCAGCGTGAGCCTCGTCACCGTCACCCTCGACATCAACGGCGAGCAGGTCACCGCCGAGGACGCCTCCTGGTACCTCGTCGCCCCATGCGGCTGCACCCGCGGTGCCTGCGTCGTCGCCATGCCCTACGGCGGCGAACACGTCCTCACCGAGGACGCCGCGTTCACCGAGCTCTACGGCAACGCGGAATTGCGCCGTCGCGACGTGGCCGCCGGATATAAGGCCGTCCTCGGCAAGCGCAGCGAGGCCGTTGAACGGCTCACCAGCGAGTGCCCGCACGATCCGCACTACGGCGTCCCCGCAGTCCCCATCCCCGACGGGTACGCGTGGGCCGAGCGCTACGGCTCCAACCGGGTCCATCTCGTCCCCGCCGACTACGTGGACGCCCTCCGCGTGGAGGGGGGACGCAGGGACCCCGTCGCGTCCCTCTGCTTCACGGGCGAACCCACCCCAGGCGACAAGCACTTCTGGCGCAAGCCCTACGAGCGGGTCACCTGCCGGCGCTGCGAGAAGGTCGCCGTCAAGCTCGCCGGAGGTGCGGCGTGAAGCGCTCCGAACTCATCCGCCAAGCCAGACGGCACCTCCTCGCCAACGGCTGGAACCGGCAGCAGATCGCCGGGATCCTCACCACCCTCGCGCCCGCCTTCGACGCCTACGACCGCGACCGCGACGTCCACGCACTCACCACCGCCGCCAAGACCTGGCGCACCCGATCCGCCAACCCGCGGACCGACCTCGTGCGGAGCAGGCGCCTGCGCGTCGCAGCCGACATCGCCGAAGAACGCGCCGCCGACATCGCCACCAAGAACGCCGTCAAGCGCGCAGCGACCACCGCATGGAACACCCGGAACGGGGGCAACCAGCCGTGAACTTCACCTGCGACATGCAGCACACCAGCCAGATCCCGGCGCCAACGATCGCCCTCGCCGACCTCGCCGGCGGATGGCACGCCATCTGGAAGTGCCCCATCTGCTCACGGGTCTGCGCCTCCCCGATCCCCGAGTCGACACGGCTCCACCTCGCCGCCCTGGGCGCGCACACCTCAACCGACGCCATCGCATCCGGCGCCGCAAACACCTACGCGGTCGCCCGCCTCGGGAAGCTGACGAGCGCGCAGATCGACCTCTGGGCGGACGTGCTCGGAAGCGAGGACGCCGACACCCTCATCCGGGCATGGGCGAACAACCCGGGCACGGAGGTGGCCCGATGAGAGCGAACGCCATGACCTACCCCGAGTGGATGGAGTCCGGCTCCTGCGCCAGCAGCGACGGAGACGCCTGGTTCGCCGACAAGGGGCAGGGCGACCTCACCCGGCTCGCGAAACGCATCTGCGCAGAGTGCCCGGTCAAGCAACTCTGCCTCGCCTACGCCGTCGAGGAACGGATCACCGAAGGCATCTGGGGAGGCGTTTCGCCCCGCCCCCGCCGCCGCATGTGGGTCACCGCAGGCGAGGTCCACATGGCGGGTGAGGCAGCGTGATCCGCGCCCCCCGCCTCGCCGAGAACCTCGGCATCAGCTACCGGCAGCTGGACCACTGGCGCCGCAAGGGCTACGTCCCCGCCTCCCACTACGCCAAGGGCGGCGGCATGGTCAGCCCCCGACGCATCACCGGCCGCCAGGACGGCGACGCGTACGGATCCGGCTGGCACATGCTGTACGACGACGAAGCGCAGTCCGTCGCCCGCCGGTTCGCCGAGCTGCGGCAGGCGGGGTTCGACGCGTCGACCGCCGACTACATCCGCCGCCGCATGGACGGCGAGACCCCAGCCGACCGCCCCAGGGACCTGCGCATCGCCGCCGCGACCGGCGTCGTCCTCGCCGCCATCGAACCCGCCGCACGAGAGGCGGTCCCCGCGTGAGCGCCAACCACGACGCCCCCGACGAGACGTGGATGCTCGGCGCCCCCTGCGCCGAGAACTCGGACCTGTTCTTCCCCTACGGCTACTCCGGCAAGTACCGGCAGCAGATCGAACAGGCCAAGGACGAGTGCCTCGGGTGCGACCGCCTCACCGCATGCCGTGAGGCGATCCTCCGCCTCCCCACCTACCAGGACCGGCACGGCATCTACGCCGCCCTCACCCCCGACGAGCGCAAAGCCCTCCGCAAGGACCGCGACACGCAGGCGAGAGACGCGGCTGCCCCGGAAGGGACGTCGGCCCCCAAGCCGCCAGCGGCCCGCCAGCGCGTCGACGACCGCCCCGAACGGACCTGGGACGACTGCGGCACCCCCGCCGCCAAGTCCCGCCACGGACGGCGCCTGGAACCCGCCTGCGCCACCTGCGTCGCCGCCGAAACCAGCAAGCGCCGCGCCAAGCGCGAGGAGGCCGCCGCGTGACCCGCACCCGCAAGACCGCCAAGGACGCCGGCACCCGCATGGAAACCCTCGTCGCCGGCTACCTCGCCGAGCACGTCGACGACCGCATCGAACGGCGCCGCCTCACCGGCAGCAAAGACCGCGGCGACCTGTCCGGGCTCCGCCACATGGGCGGCCGGCTCGTCGCCCAGGTCAAGGACTACGGCGGCCAGGTCCAGGTCGGGCCGTGGCTCAACGAGGTCGAGGTCCAGCGCGGCAACGACGATGCGCTGGCCGGCTTCGTGATCGCCAAGCGCCGCGGGACCACCGACCCCGGCGACCAGATCGTCCTCATGACCCTGCGGGACCTCGTCGCCCTGCTCACCGGCAGCCGCCCCGACGAGGACGACGCGGAGGTGGCGTCATGAAGTCCTGCCCGCACTGCGACACCCGCATCCAGGTCACCCCCGAACACGTCGAGGAGTGCTCCCAGAACGCCGCCCGCTGGGCCCGCGTCGAAGCCATGGCCGACACCGCCACCCAGCACACCCCACACGCACCCGTCACCCCGACGCACACCACCGGGCTCTACGCCACCCTCCGGTCACACCCCCGGTCGCAGTCGGACGACCAGGCCGAGGCCACCGTCCAGGCCCTCCTCGACCTCGGCTGGCGGCCCTGCCTCCGCGTCCCCGACACCACACCCGAACCGGCCCTTGTCGGCGCCGTACAGGACGCCCTCGACCTCGGAGGCGTGTCGTGAAGCCCCCGTTCCCGTACTTCGGCGGCAAGATGCGCCTCGCCGACACCCTCATCCGGCTGATGCCCCCGCACCAGCACTACGTCGAGCCGTTCGCCGGCTCCCTCGCCGTTCTGCTCGCCAAGCCGCCCGTCCCGCACGAGACCGTCAACGACCTCGACGGCGACCTCGTCACCTTCTGGCGGGTCCTGCGGGAGCAGCCCGACGACCTGGAACGTCTGGGCGCGCTGACCCCACACTCTCGGGCAGAACACGCCGCGTGCGCAGAACCGGGTGCTGCGCCCACCGATCTCGAGCGCGCCCGGCGGGTCTGGGTCAGGCTCAGCCAGGGCAGGGGTGGACTCATGTCCTCCGGGTGGAGGCACTACCAGCAGCCCTCAGGGACTCTCGGGATGCCCGGATACCTGCACGGGTACGTCGGCCGGATCACACCCGCAGCTGAGCGTCTCGCCCGCGTCACCCTCGAATGCCGCCCCGCTGTCGAGGTCGTCAACGACTACGGCCGCCACGACGGCGTCCTCCTGTACGTCGACCCGCCGTACCTCGCGTCAACCCGCTCCAGCGGCGTCTACGGCGTCGAGATGGGCGGCGAAGACCAGCACCGGGAGCTCGCCGCCGCGCTGCGGGAGTGCACCGCCGCAGTCCTGCTGTCCGGCTACCCCTCACCCCTGTACGACGACCTGTACGACGGCTGGCACCGCGTCGACATTCCCACCGCCACCGGGCAGGGCGGCGCCTGGGAAGACCGCACCGAGGTCGTCTGGTCCAACCGGCCCATCGGCGAGCCCGACCTCTTCACCCACCTCGCCGAGGTGACCGCGTGAACGCCGTCGAGTTCGAAGCGCTCTGCCCCCACAGGCGCCTCGTGGTCTGGCGCGCCACCGGCGGCGGAGGCGTCACCGCCCACTCCGAACCCCGATGCCCCGCCTGGCACGACGGCAGGGCACGACTCATCGACCTCATCTGGGGGTACCAGTGACCGCCCTCCAGCACGTCTCTCTGTTCAGCGGAGTCGGCGGCATCGACCTCGCCATGCACCGCGCCGGGATCCAGACCGTCGCAGCCGTCGAGATCGACCGGGCCGCCCGCGGAGTCCTCGCCGACCAGTTCCCCCTCGTCAACCTGTTCACCGACGTCAGAGAGGTCACCGGTGACAAGCTCCGCCGTCTCGGACTCAAACCACGCAACACCATCGTCTCCGCCGGCTTCCCATGCCAAGACCTCTCCGTGGCGGGCCGTCGTCGGGGCATGGGTGAAGGCACACGCTCCGGGCTCTACTGGGAAGTCGACCGCATCCTGGCCGATTTCGCTCCCGCCTGGGTCGTGCTCGAGAACGTCCCTGGCCTCCTGTCGGCGTCCTGCGCCTGCCCTGGAGACGGCACGTGCGTGGAGCGAGCCCTCGCTGTTCGATGCGACGGAGAGACCCACGGAGTCCCTGGCGGAGCCTGCTGGGGACAGTGCATCCCCCGCCACGGCGGCGTCATGGGTGCCGTCGTTGGGAGCCTGGGAGAACGCGGGTATGGGTTCGCCTACCGAGTGCTGGACGCTCGACACTTCGGAGTGCCCCAGCGGCGCCGCCGCGTCGTCATTGTCGGACGTCTTGGAGACGACGGGCGAGCACCTGCGCGCGTACTTCTTGAGCCCGAAGGCGTGCGCGGGAATCCTGCGCAGGGCATCACGCCGAGGACGCTCACTGCCGCCCGCGCTGGAGGCAGCACTGCGTCGAGTCGCGTCACGTCAGCCCTGACCACCAGGTCCACGACAGCCCTCGATGACCAGGGCATCGCACAGCTCGTCGTCGGCGTCCTCGGTCAGCACTCGCACGCCCTCACCGCCGAAGGGCACGACGCATCCGAGGACGGCGCCGGTCGGGGCACGCCCATCGTCACCGTCGCCTTCGACCCGAAAGCGGGCGGAGACCGGACCTCGTCCGGCGCGTTCGAGGTCGGCACCGGCATCACACCGACGCTCAGCGGCGCCCGCTCACCCGCCGTCCTCTACGCCGCAGACATCGCCAACGCCCTCGACACCGCCCAGGGCGGGCCCGACGACAACAACTCCGCCCAGGGCGGGCACCTCGTCGCGTTCGCCGAGAACCAGAGAGGCGAACTCGTGGAATCGGCCACGGTCGGCGCACTCGCGCAGGGCGGAGGGAAACCCGGACAGGGGTACCCGGCCGTCCACGACGGAACCATCGTCCGCCGGCTCACCCCGCTCGAATGCGAGCGCCTCCAGGGCTTCCCCGACGGCCACACCGACACCAGCTGGGGACGACCCCAGGCCGACTCGCCCCGAGGCAAGCAGATGGGCAACGCCGTCGCCGTCCCCGTCTTCGAGTGGGTCGCGCGTCGAATCGACGCCGTCCACCGCCACCTGCTCACCGCGAAGGACGTGGCCTGATGCCTTGGTTCAAGGTCGACGACTCCTTCGGGGACCACCCGAAGGTCCGTCGCATCCCTCGCCGGCAGCGCGCCGCGGCCATCGGCCTGTGGACACTCGCCGGCTCGTGGGCCGCTCGGTACCTCACTGACGGAGAGATTCCCGACTACATGGTCGAAGAATTCGGGGGCTCTCGCAGGGATGCTGACGCACTCGTGAAGGTCGGCCTGTGGGAGAAGACAGAGGACGGCTACCAGTTCCACGACTGGACGGCGTGGCAGTACCCCGAGAGACGGAAGATCCCGAGAGTCGTGCGCGCCGCCGTCTATGCGCGCGACGGATTCGCTTGCCTCCGCTGCGGCTCCGTGGACGACCTGAGTATCGACCACATCTTTCCGTGGTCACTCGGTGGATCCGACGAGCCAGACAACCTCCAGACCCTCTGCCTGCGCTGCAACAGGGCGAAGTCGGACCGGATCGAGGACGGCGACTGATGACCCCTCGTGACCCGCGGAACTTCATCCGCGTCCACAACAACCTCCCCGACCACCCGAAGGTCGAGGTGCTCTCCGACGCAGCGTTCCGGCTGCTGATCGAGACGTGGTGCTGGTGCGACCGCAACCGGACCGACGGCTACGTGCCGGCCGCGTCATGGGCCCGCCGAGGTGCTGCGAAGGCGCGGCGGGAGCTCGTGGCGGTGGGCCTGGCGCACGAGGTCGAGGGCGGCGTGCAGATGCACGACTACACCGACCATCAGCGCTCACGTGCGGAGATGGAAGCGGTGTCCGCGAAGAACTCCGCGAACGGCGCCAAGGGTGGACGTCCCCGCAAGAACCGAACCGATACCGAGGCGAAACCCAGTGGGTTATCGAGTGGCTTGCCAACTGGTATCGCTGACGAAAACCAAGAGGAAGAAGAAGAGAAAGAGGAAGAAAATACAAACCCCCAACTCGTCGTCGTCTGTCGTCTCACCAACCCCCACGGGTCACCCGACGACGACGAGAAGCTGATCCGCGGCTGGTCGAGGAAGTACCCCGCCGTCGACCTCGAAACCGAGGCCGACGCGTTCATCGAGCACAACCGATCCAAGGCGCCCGACAACCCGTCCGGAGCGTGGATCGGCTGGCTGCGCCGCAAGCAGTCCGAAGCCGTGACGTCGCTGACCGTCGTCGGCGAATGCCCGGATCACCCCGGCCACATCGCCACCAACTGCGGTGGCTGCCGCGCGGACCGGCTCGCCGGCGAAGGGCGGGAGGCGTCGTGAAGCTCCCGATTAACCTCGCCGCGACCCGGCCCACGACGGACGCCCTGCGCCTGGTCGAGATGGTCCGCGACGGCAACCACGCCCGGATCGACGAGTTCCTGTGGCACATCGACCGTGACGACCTGGAACTCCTGGCCGTGATGCTCGCGGCGATGCTGCCCGGTGATGTGCACCCGCCGACCGCGATGCGGTGGGCGAAGACCCCGGCTTGGGACTGGCCAGTTGAGGTGCTGGTCGCCGAGTGCCGCCGGTTCGATGACGGCGACCGGGACGCCACGGCGGTCGCGGCGGCACGGCAGGTCGAGGCGCTCGCCGAGCAGTCCGAGGACCGTCACCGGTCCTGGCTGGAATCACGCCGCGCCGCGGTGACGAACGACCCGAACCGGATGCAGGGGGTGGCGTGATGCAGCGCAGCGTCTCCCCGAACTGTCTCCAGGCCGGACCCGTCGTTCCGGGCCGGGATCTGGGTGAGAGCCACGCGTTGTGCACGAGCTGCGGGTGCCCGTGCCACGACACGACGCGGGCGCCGGCGGGGTTCAAGGCGACGTTCGAGCAGGCGCGGCGTGAGGCGGAGGAGAAGCGCGCGGCGGAACTCGACGCGGTCCGGGCCGAGTGGGGCGGTGAGTCCGCATGACCGCAACCGCCGCCGCCCGGCCCGCCGCGCGGCCCTCAGCGCCGTTCAGGGCCCAGAGCGTGTTTGGGGCTGTCTCCGCCCCGGAGAGGGCCGCAGAATCGCCCACAGCGCTTGAGGCGATCGAGCACCTCGACTGGGAACCGGCCTGCGAGATCCGGGAGGGATACCCCGAGCAGGAGTGCGGCCGGACGCCCGTGACCCACCGGTTCGTCCCGGAGCCGTCCTGCGGGCACATGCTCCCGTTCCTGACGTGCAAGCCGCACACCGAGCTGTTGGACGACGGGCGCCCGGTGGAAGCGCAATGCCGCGAGTGCGGCGCCCTCGTGCAGTTCAAGGCGGTGCCGCTGTGAGCGCGTGCGAGGCGGGCCTGGTGGCTCACTGTCCGGTACCGGCGGTCATGAAGCTGGAGTTGATCTGCGAGTCGTGCGGGGCGTTCCGCAGCGCGGCGGCCTGCCAGGGTCACGCTGACGCCATCACGAGGTTCGCCGATGCGTGGGCGTTCTACCGGCCCCGGGAGGCTGGGCTGTTCTGCCCTCAGTGCGATGACCGCACCAAGCTCACGCGGGTGCCGCTGTGACCGGGCTGCGGACGCCGAAGGGGCGGCCGGTTTTCATCTGCGGTGGTGACGACCGCCCAGGGCCCCGCGACACCTGCCCTGACCCGCTGCACGACTGGCCGCTCCCTGCCGGGTACGTGGACGCCGCGCAGGCTGCAGCTTCTCGCCTGAGTCGGGGCTGGGCGAACCGCCGATGCGGCAAGTGCGGCCTCTACGGGTGGGCGCCCGGCCGGATCGTTACCGAGAAGCGGGTGCCGCTATGAGCATCATCCGCCGCCCCCGCCCGTCACCCCCACCGCGGTCACGTGAGGCCGTGGAGGCGGACATCACCGAGGCGCTCGACACGGCACGGATGTGGGACGCGACCCCCGGGGATGAGGCGCCCGCGTTGGCGGCTGCTGCTCGTGGCCGGATGGACCGCGGCCTGGACGAGTGGCCGCTGGTTCAGGCGTCGGGGGTGGACCGGTGAGCGCGCTTCGCGGCGCGTTCCTCGCGGTCGGCCGCGGCCAGCCACCGCTTCCGCGTCTCGGCGTCCACTCGGGCGGCAGCCACGGCGAAGGACCGACCCCAGGCAGACGGGTCGACGCCGTCCTCGCCCGCAGCCTCAAGGACGGCCTCGTGCTCGCCCGCGGTGTACCGGAACCGCGTCTCGTGGATGCGCGGGTCCTTCGCCTTGGGCCGTCCTCCTGGGCTCATGCGGCCGAGTATAGCGTCCACGGGAATCTATCGACACGGGACAGTTGTGCGTCCACGAGAACTCGGGTAGCGTTCCGATTGTCAGTCCACGAAAACCCTCGGCCGGGGTGGAGCTTGGGAAGGCGCCACCCCGGCCCCGACCAGCGGAGGAACCCCGTGGTCACCGAGATGATCCGCACCTCTCGAATCGCGCCAGGGACAGTGCTGGTCGACCCGAGCGGTACGCCGCACGCGGTGGCTCGGATCGAGCCCTACGACGGGATGCTTCCCGACCTGATCCTCGGGATCGCGGTGTGTTCCGACGGGTACCGACAGGCCGTCACACGCGAGGGGCACGTTCGGGTGATGAGCCCCCCGTCCGCCCCCAACCCGGAGGAGTCCCGGTGAGCCAGCCCACGGGTAGTTCGGTGTTCGTCGATCGGTTCTACGAGATGGACCCCGAGTTCGAGGATCTCCTCAGCGGTCGTGACCTCAAGGACGGCATGGTCGTCCTGATCGAGGACTACATGCTGCGCGGCGACCCTGAGCATCTGGGCTCGGATAACCGGTACGAGCAGGCCCGGATCCGCGAGACGAACCGCTGGTGCACCGTCACAAACGTCCGGCTCACGTACGGCCAGTACCCGTGCGTGACGTTCTTCGCGGTCTACGCCGACGGGACGAAGCGAAAGCGCATGTACGCCCAGGAGTACGCGTGGATCGTGAAGCTCGACAGCATCCCGGAGGAGTCCCGGTGACCGCCCCGAAGGACCTGATCACCACCGTCGAGGACGCGGATGCCGCCGTCATCGGGACCATCGCCCTGAATCGCGATCGGTCGCACGTGTGGCAGAAGACCGGCCGCAAGCACTCGTCGTGGGAGTCGCTGACGGGTGGCGGCCACACCTTCACGTCGGCGTTCGTCCACCACGAGGGGCCGCTGGTCGTGATCGGCAACATTCGCAACCCGTTCGCTGCCGAGGCCGACGGGAGCGACTCGTGAGCGACTTCACCGTAGGCACCTGGGTCATCTACACGTGGGACAACGGCTACCACCTGCGGTCGGTGTATGAGACCGCTGAGAAGGCGGTCCGAGCGTGCGACTTCGGCGGGGAGGCGATCGTGTTCCTCCGCTACGGGCAGGACATGGAAGAGGCCGTCCGGTGGCAGCGCGGCGACAAGGCCGCAACCCCCGTCCCCGCCCCGTCCACCACCGACCAGCAGGGGAGGCCGTGATGGCCCGCTTCTTGTTGCAGATCACCGAGGCGAACCACGACGAGAACGAGTTCTTCACCCTCGGCGGAGCCGGGTTCGACACCGAGGCCGAGCGCGCCGCCAACCTCTCGCGGATCCCGCGGATCGACCCGAGCCATTCCTGCGAGGACCCCGCCGTGCCCCGGTGCTACATCGTGGACGTCCTGGACCCGGACGGCTTCTCGATCGTCGACAACATCGAGGTGTCCGAGCAGACCGCGCACGAACTGCTCGGGGTCGACGACTTCGAGCCGCTCCGCGCTGGCGAGCGGGCGATGTTTGCGGCACTGGCGGCGGTCTCGTGATGGCCGGCGCGTACGACGAACCGGCGGTCCGGGCGGCGATCATCGCGGAGACGCGCAAGGAAACCTGCCTGGACTGCGACCACCTCGTCGCCGAGTGCGTGTGCATGGTCGAGTGCGTGGAGTGCGGGACGTTCGTCCCCTCGCGCGGCACCCTCGACTGCGCGTGCTGGGGCGCATCGTGAGCCGGGTCCGCACCTCGTGCGCGCACTGCGCCGCCCGCGCCCCCAAGCGCATCTCCTGGGGCGAGGCGATGGACTGGGTCCAGGAGCACGCCAAGCGGAGCCCCGGCCACGAACCGGAGGGAGAGCTGCGCAGGTGGTTCTCGACGGTCGAGACTTTCCGCAGCTTCACGAGGCCCTCGTTCTCCTTCACGGCGACCGAGCCGGGCGTGTACGTCGCGGACGTCGTTGGTGGTCAAGTCCAGGGCCCGTCGGGTCCGGTGCCCGTGGAGTGGGACGGCCCGGGGCCGGGTGACGTGGTCGAAGGCGTGGAGGTCTACCCGTTCCACCGCTCTTACCCGGGCCTCCCGGACCTGTTCCACGTCAGGTGCGAGGAGCACGGCCCGATCTTCGGGTGCGAGCCGTGGGGCGAGGCACAGGAGCTTCGGGCGAAGCACATCCGCGAGACGCACCGGGCGGTGTCCTCGTGACCGCCCTGTCCCCGGCTCGTCGTGCCGCGCTGGAGGCCGTCCGGGACGGGCGGGTGGAGTTCCACCGCCGCATGCAGTGGGCGGGACAGGCGTGGAAGGTCGACGGTCACGTCGTCTCACCGTTGGACCTGCGCGCCCTACTCGACGCAGGGCTGATCGCCATTGACGACGACCACGAGTCGCGTCTCAGCAACTCGTGGTTGACCCCTGCGGGGGAGAAGGCCCTCACGGGCGAGGAGGAGAAGTGAGCAGCAACAGCAAGGGTCCCGCGATCTACGCCGAGTCGGTGGTCGAGCTGGTCCAGCGAGGCATCGACATCGGCGAGAACGGGACTGCGGCCGACTACACCGCGACCGGCATCGTCGCGGCCCGCCTGAATGGCCTCGGCCGCCCCCTGAAGTTGGCGACGCCGCTGCCGGACCGTGACGCGCTGGTGGCGTCGATCCTCGCGGCGCGCTTCCCCGGTGACCTCGGCGAGCCGCCCGGCCCGGTCCTCGGCCCGACCGACGGCCACTCGACGCGGGTGGCGGGCCTGATCGCCGACCAGATCCTCGCCGACGCGGGGGTGTCCCGGTGACCGCGCACCCGAAGGACCGGTTCTTCGTCGCCCGCTGCTACGGCGTCCTCGGCGTCGCCTACTGGGTGGACGACCTCCACTGCTACCGGTACCACCGCACGGAGACCCTGCCGGGCGCGGGGTGGATCCCGGTCTCGCCGTCTCAGATCGAGTACGTGTCCGATCTTCCAGGGAACCCGACGGCGGTGTCCCGGTGACCCGCCTGGAGATCCGCGCCTGCTGGGTCGAGATGGCTCGACGGCGCCCCCCGGTCGCGACCCGGCGTCCCGATGAGGAGCAGCGGCTTCGCGGTCTCGCGCTCTGGGTGGCGGGGGTGTCCCGGTGACGGCCCCGCTGGGTGCAGAGCGCCTGGAGGCGATCCGGCGCGAGCGTCTCCGTACCCGATTCTGGGCGCGAGTGGACGCGTCAGGTGAGTGCTGGACCTGGTTGGGCACCATAAGGGATGGGTACGGCTACATCAGTATCGGCACGACCAACCATCGCGCCCACCGCCTTCTGTGGGAGTCCATTCACGGACCCACTCCGGAGGGGCTGGTCCTGGACCACCTCTGTAGGCGCCGCGACTGTGTACGCCCGGACCACCTTGAACTCGTGACCAACCACGAGAACGTCCTCCGGGGCGTGGGCATCTCGGCAGAGAACGCCCGCAAAGAGTTCTGCGCGAACGGTCACCCGTTCGATACCGCCAACACCCGCATAGAGCTCCGCAACGACGGCCGGAGAAAGCGAAGGTGTCGGGCATGTTCTCGCGATAAGACGGCTCGGTATCGCGCAAGCAAGGCGTCCTGCCCCGGGTGCGGCATCGAGCTCAGCAAGCGGGCGCTCCCGGATCACCGGAGATCGATGCACCCCGAAAGCCAGGCCGCTGCGCTCGGCCTGGACGTCGAGGCGGGTGAGCCTCGGTGACGGTCTACGTGGACGACATGTGCGTCCCCGCCGAGGTCCCGAACGGGAAGCGCGTCGTCCGGGGTCGCTGGTCGCACCTGATGGCCGACACCAGCGAGGAACTCCGAGAGTTCGCCGCCCGCCTCGGGCTGCGACCGGAGTGGATCCAGAAGCCCGGCACCCCGATCGAGCACTTCGATGTCACGGCAGCGAAGCGTGCCCGCGCCCTCCTGCTCGGCGCGGTCCCGATCGCCTACGGACCGTCCGAGGGCGGCGTGTTGTCGTGGGCGAAGCGTGTGGGTGTCCCGTTCGATCTGGAGTTGGTCCGTTCCGACCGGGACGCGTTCATGGCGCGCATCTGGGCTGCGGAGGACGCGCGGAAGGCGGGTGAGTCCCGGTGACGGAGAAGCGCGGCGGCTGCCACGTGACCCATGCGAGCGACGGCACCCCGATCCGTGTCCAGGGCTCCATCGATCAGCCAGCGTTGGACGCGCTGGCCGCCGCCGTGAAGGCCTACCAGGCGTCTCGGTGCAAGCACGAAGGACCACACCAGATGCCGGAGATCGCGCAGAAGATCCACGGGCGTCGCGGTTACGTGTGCGAGCTCGACGCGGGGCACGAGGGCTTGCACCGGTGGGCCGCTCTGACGTGGGCAGGTGAGTCCGGGTGAGCGAGTCGAATATGACGAAGCAACGGATGGTCGCCGCGGACGCACTGCGCGGGCATCCCGTGGGGACGCAGGTCAGGGATTGCCTCGGGGTGACTTGGACGAAGACCGGCCCCGACCTGTGGGCGGCTCCCGGCGAGCGTGACCTGAGGTCCGGTTCGCTTTCCTACGGCAGCCCGGTCGTGGTCGAGGTGGTCCCCGATGCTGGCTGACGACACCGCCGTGCAGGTGCTCACCGTCCACCGGTCGGCGCGCACCCCCGGCCAGGACGAGTACACGTGCGTGGCTCCCGGCTGCGGGTGGGCGTTCCAACGGGGAGACCAGACCGTCGTCGAGTTCGTGACGGAGATGCAGGCAGCGTTCGCCCGCCACCTGATCGAGCAGCTGGCCGCGGCCCGGGTGCCCCCGACGTTGGAGCCGCCCCTAGTGGATGAGGGCCTGCGCAGCCCGCACGTCGTGGCGTGGCTCGCGCAGGACCGCGACCAGCAACGCCGCGCCGAGCGCGAGCGGATCGCCTCAGACATCGACGCGTCCTGGGCCGACCCGATGGGCCAGTGGGACGCGAACCAGGCACGGGCTGCCTCAGCAGCCAAGGCCCTCGCCGCCCGAATCGCGAGGAAGGAGCCCGACCGTGGCTGATGAGGTCACCGAGGAGTGGCTGGCGCAGGTCGACGCCGACGCCACCACCGTCCGGGACGGGTGGGCGCGGGACGTGGTGCCCAAGCTGACCGCCGAGATCCGCCGGCTGTGGGCCGAGGTGGACATGGTGGCGGACCGAGCGGCTCGCGCCATAGTCCAGATGGGCGCCGCCCAGCGTTCCGAGTTGGTGGAATTCCGCCCCGTCGGGTGGGCGTCCCTCGTCGCCGAGGACGACGGCAGTTTCACGATGGGCTCGCTGCTGACGGCTGAGGACAAGGAACGACTGTCCGGCGCGCCGTGGCGGAAGTTCCACGAGGTGTTCGTCCGGGACGTCCCCGAACTCGGTGACGAGGCCGCGCAGGCGCAGCACTACGCGGACACGGTCGCGCGGAACCGGACGCCTGCTGAGGTGGCAGCTGCTCGTGCCGCGGCCCGGAGGATGTTCGGCCAACCCCTGTTGGAACCCGCCGCCGAACCTCCTACCGAACCCGGCCCCGAGTTGGAGCGAGAAGCGTGAACGTCACGAAGGTCGAGCGGACGCACCGCAGCTTCGTCTGCCCCGTTGAGTGGGCCCACGGCCAGCAGGTTTACCCCGGTGACCCGTCGGTCGTGGTGACGCTGTTCCCTAACGAGTCGGACGTGGCCCGCGATGCCGGCCACCCGGTGCGGCTGCGGGTGTGCTCGCAGTGCGGCGACCTCAACGTGCACGAGTACCGCGAGATCCTGGACGGCGAGGAGGAGCGCCTGCGCTTCCCGCGGCTGCCGTCCACGTCCGACCTGCTCGCCTGGGCCCAGGCCCGCCGGGACGGTGCCGCGTGAAGGCGATCACCGTGCGGCAGCCGTGGGCGTGGGCGATCGTGGACGGCCACAAGGACGTCGAGAACCGCACCCGGAACATCGCCGGGAAGTACCGGGGACCGCTGCTGATCCACGCGGGAGCAGCCTGGGACAAGACGGCGTTCGACCACCCGGTGCTCGCGAGGCTCCTGGCGAAGCACCTGGGCGTTACAGCGAACAACTACGTCGGCTCGTCACTACCCACCCGTTGCTTCGTCGGCCTCGTCACCCTCGAAAGCGTGCACTGGCCGACCGCTGGCTCGTGCTCGCCGTGGGCGATGCCGGACCACTTCCACCTCGTGCTCGGGGAGGGGCGGGAGTTCCACGGCGACGAGCGGGTGCCTGCCCGGGGCGCGCTCGGGCTGTGGACGCCGCCCGCCGAGGTGCTCGCCCAACTGCCGTTCGGCGGTGGCTCGTGAAGTGCCCCGCGTCGATCTGGTTCGACGTCGCCCCCTTCATCGAGGTCCCGTGCGCTCGGGTCGCAGGCCACGACGGTCCGCACGAGGTGATCCGGGACGTCTACAACCAGCCCAGCCAGTACAGCGACGAGAACCCATTCGGCCGCGGGCGGACCCGGACGCCCGTCGCCTTCACGTGGAGCGATGCACTGGCAGGCGGTAGCGCGTGAGCGGCCCACCGGAGGACGTGCGCGCCGCGTGGGCAGCGTCCTACGCCTCCGCCCAGGCCAGCCGTGAGCCCGCTGCGGTCGACAACGACCCGGAGCAGGTCCGACGCCACCAGATCGCCGAGGAACTCGACCGGGCCGGCATGAACGCCGCTGCCGCGCTCGTGCGGGGTGACGTCTGATGCCGCAGCCGACCAGCATCTACCCGCGCGACATCGCCACCCTGGGCTGCCCAACGTGCGGTCACCGACCGCACGGGGAGCGGTGGTGCTTCGACGATGTCGAGGCCACCGACGGCTGGCCGATGCGGTGCCCCTGCAGGAACACCACATGGCTCGGCACCGAGCCCGCGCGGGAACCGTGGCACCCGAAGCCACGCCCCACCGTCCGGATCCGGATCACCTTCGACGCGAGCCAGTTCATCGCCGCAATGCAGAGGGTCGATGCAGCTGCACAACGCGCAGGCGCGGCGTTCGCCCGGGTGGCGCAGGAGATCGCGGCGAGCATGGAGCGCGAACGGTGACGGCCCCGCCGAAGCGCTGGACCGAGGCCTCCGGGTACGCCATCGTCGCCCGTCGCTCGGGCGGCCGGTGCGAACCCCGCCTACCTGGCTGCGCCGGCGAACGCGTCCAGACCCACCACCGCGTCAACCGGTCCCAGGGCACCAACAACCAGCCCGCGAACCTGATCGGCGTCTGCGTCCACTGCCACCAGTGGATCGGCGCCCACTCCGCCCTGGCTGGAGCGCTCGGCCTGCACCTCCGCGAAGACCAGGACCCCACGACCGAGCCCGCGTTCCTCCACCCGAACGAGTGGTGGCCGGGCTGGTGGCTCCTCACCGACGACGGGCTGTTCGTGCCCGCCGAACGGTGGGCCGACCAGGACGACGCCACGCCCGACTCGACCATCCCTGCACCCCAGATCGGAGCATGACGCGTGACGATCCTCGCCTCCAGCCAGTCCCTGCTCGACGCACTGCGCGAGCTGGCCGAGATGACCCGCGAGCGTGACCGGGCCCGTGAGGTGGCGGTCGCGTTGGAGCAGGAGAACGAGATTCTGCGGAAGGCGCTGACTGACGCAGTCGAGGCTCTGCGCGAGGACGACGACGACTCGTTCAGCCGAACCGTCCAAGCGATCATTCTCGAGAACGCCCTCGACTTCGCCGACGGGGAGGACGCGGCGTGATGGGCGCGGTCACCAGTCGTTCCTCGGTCGACGTCTTGAAGGACGCCCAGCGCTCGCGAAGGGGATTCGAGCCGGTCGACGCCCTGCTGCTGGTCGTCACCTTCATCATCGTGGTCCTGCTGTCCTTCGCTGCCCGGCCCCGTCAGCCCGACTACGACCCGTACGCGACGGAGATGATGCAGCGTCCGGCGACCCGCGAGGAACTCTGCTCACTGCTCTCCGTGCTGCGGGATTGGCCCCGGGCCGTCTCGGAGCGGGGGAAGGCCGTTCAAGCGCAGGTGGCTGAGGCGTGGCAGACAGCTGAGTGCGCGGAGGTGTCCAAGTGACCCCGCATCCTGTCGCCGCGACCGTCGTGGCTGTCGTCGTCCTGGCCGTGTCCGCCGTGGTGGGTGCCCTGCTGGGGCGGGCAGTGATCGAGGCGGCGAGGGGACGGTGAGCGTGGACCTGGAGCGGGTGGCGTCCGTAGCGGCCCGTGAGGTTGAGCGACAGATCAAGGTCGTCGCCGAACGACCAGCCGCGACCGAGTGCCTGCTGATCGCTCACGCCTCGGTGCTTGAATCCGCTCACCGCCTGCCGACACTCGACGACGTTCGCTGGCTCGGCGCGATGATCGAACCGGACAAGGCGCGCACGTTCCGCGTCGGCCCAGCCGTGTTCCCGTCCGGGGGGACGGCGAACGACCACGAACTGATCGTGCCGAACCTCACCCGCATGTTCGACCTGCTCGACGCCGACACCGACACCGACCAGTTCGTGAAGGCGTTCCTCGACGTCCACCCGTTCCGTGACGGCAACGGCCGCACGGCGTGGGTCCTCTACAACTGGCTGCGCGGCACGCTCGGCCAGCCCGATCCCTTGCCCGACTACTACGGAGGCAACCCGTGACCGCCGCGACGAGACTTCGGTCCATCATGCTGGTCACGGCTACCGGCGATCGCATCCAGATCGACACCATCCGCAGCGGGTGCGGAACCCACTGGGCGACGTTCGTCCGCCTCTGGTCAGGCGGCACGACCGGCAAGCCGTACATCCAGCGGTGGCCGGACGAAGACGCGGCCCTCGATGGTCACTACGACGTCGCTCGCCACGTCCGGGAGCGGATGCAGTCGGGAGAGCCGCTCGACGGGTACATCCCGGGTGACAATAACCCTGTGACCTCGTAAAACACGAACCGCCCCACCCCCGGCCAGGGGAGGGGCGGAACGTACAGGAGGGCGGCACCCCGGAGGGTGTGGCAGTCGCGTGGACCGCGACCCCACGATAACCGCCGGGACCGGGAGCCACCGTGAACGACGCGACACCCATGGACTGCGCCGACGCCTCAAGTAGCCAGTCCGATCCGAGCAGCCCCATAAAGGCGCAAGCGCACCCCGGCAGGAAGCGCGGCGCCGACCCGAACCCAATCCACCCCCCAGGCCCCGCGCCGGACGCGCTGCTGAGTCTGGTCGACACCTGGCCGACACGGTTCACGTCGAAGTTCGAGATCACCCCCGAATGCTGGGTCTGGACCGCATGCAGGGACTCGTACGGCTACGGCAGGTACGGGCGCCCCGGTGGTCGAGGCACAGGTCTAGCGCACCGCTACGTGTATGAACTGGCATACGGGGAGCCACCGACACCTGGTCTCGTGATGGACCACCTGTGCCGGAACCCCTCGTGTGTGCGCCCGGACCACCTCGACCTCGTCCCACAGGGCACCAACGTGGAGCGCGGGGCAGTCGGGAACTCCTCGGGCCTCTGTAGGTCCGGACGGCATCCATGGGTGGCGGAGAACATCGTCGTGGACGGAGCGGCGAGACGCTGTCGGCCCTGCCGCAATGAGTGGTATCGCGACCGGGAACGGCGCCGCCGAGCCGCTGCGACGGAAGGGCGGGCTGCCTGATGGCCCAGCAATGCGCCGCGAACTCCAAGAGCACGGGCAAGCAGTGCGCCCGGAAGGCCATCGAAGGCGGCTTCACGTGCCGCGTCCACGGGTCCGGCACGAAAGCTGCGAAGGAAGCCGCCGCCCGCCGCCTCCAGCTAGCCGAAGCCGAACGGGCCGTCGTCTCCTTCGGCGCCCGCACCGACATCACCCCCGCCGAGGCCCTCCTCGAACAGGTCCAGTGGTGCCACGGGCACGTCGTGTGGCTGCGGGGCATGGTTCAGGCCCTCGAAGCCGAACAGTTGGCCGGCGGGGTCACGAAGCGCGCCGAGAAGGACGCACCCCTCGGCGTCGAGACGACGGAGACGTGGGAGGCCCGCCCCTCGGTGTGGCACGTCCTGTACGCCGAGTGGTCGGACCGGCTCGTCGCCGTGTGCGCTGCGGCGCTCAAGGCTGGTGTCGAACAGCGGAAGAT